ACTGATTTTCTTGACATAGGCCCCCTTCGCTCCCTTGCCCGCGGTCAGTTTCCAATGCACCGTGCCGCTCCATACGTTCTCGCTCATGCTGGTCGAGCTGAGTGCTGTTTCAACGAGCACCTGGCCGGGCTTCAAGTTGAGTGCCGCTTGCTGATCCTTCTTCGATGAAAAGTTGATCTTCCGGCTGAGCATGGTCCCGGGTTCAAGCGGCTTACTTGCTTTCTCGACGGCCTCCATCGCTTTCTTTGCGCCGGGTAGCGGGTTCAGCTTCCTCATGGAGTCGTTCCACTTCCCGTAATAGGTGTTCCCCGTGTACATCCTGATGTGGTCAATGTCGATTTTCTCGACGCCGTCCACTCCTGCCGTTGGCGTGAACTCGTTCATGAGCTTATTCATCTCCGAAGTCGAGGCCCAGGGTTTGACCGCTGGTGGTGGCGGCGGTGTGCCTCCAGGGATGTCGTCAAGCTGTAGGTAGGCTCCCAGTTCAGAGAACTTGACCGTGCCCTTGCCCTTGGTGTCGAACTTCTTGATGGCCTCCGAAAAGTTCTTCTTCTTGGTGACCTCATCGACCACTTCCTTGTGGTATTCCTTGAGGCTCTCAGGGAGGTCTTTCGCCATGCTGGCCAGGGCCTTGGTCTTCCCCTGCTTTGCCAGGGTAGTGATCTTCTTCGCCAAGGTGGCCTGGGTGTCCGGATCGTGTTCCAGCACCTCCTGCGCGAACTGTTTGAGTTTGGGCGACGGTGGCAGGGTGGCGATGTAGGCCTTCAGCTTGGTCTTGTCCTTGAGCTTGGCCAGCTTCTTCAGTTCCTTCACTGCCGCCTTGTTCGATTCGACCTGTTTCTTGTTACTGCTGACGAAATTCGGTTCGGCCGGGAAGGCCGTCGACGGAGCATCCGGCAGGACGAGGTTCATCGGGTTGTCGATGGTCTCGTCTCCCTGGGTGCCGCCCGTGGGGAACGGTTCCATCTCTCCCGGCTCAAAGGTGCCGTCGATCAGGGACTGCTGCAGGGCCTTCTTATAGGCGTGGGTCTTCTTCTCGTAGTAGTTGCCCTTCTCCCAGGTCGCGATCTTGTCGAGCTTGGTCGTGTCGCCCGTTTCATAGGCCTCCTTCGCCGCCTTCCAAATCTTATTCACCTTGGCCGTGGCGTGCGCGTTGGTCCACTTGCCCGGCTTCGGTGGGTAGCCTGGGACCGGCTTCGGTGCTGGTGCCTTGGGTCCGGTCGCCTCGGGTGCCGGGGCAGGCTTGTTGACAGGCTGCTCAGTCTTGGGCTTGTCCGGCAATGCCTTGGCCTCCAAGTCGGCCTGCCACTTGGCGATGTTGTCACGCCGCTTCTTCAAGCGATCGGTCATGGCTGCTTTGTCGGCCTTGGTCCCGTGGCCATACTTGTCGACCACCTTCTTGATCTGGTCGTCACTCAGGCTTGTGACCTTCTTCGCGGACTCGATCAACTGCAGGTCGGTCATCTTGCCGTATACCTTGGCTGCCCACGGGTTCTTCGCGGGGTCGCGCATGTCGTTGACCTCGTCGGCGTTGTCGTTCCAGTCCGCGCCCTTGCTGGCCCCCTGAGCGCGGAACTCCAGTGCGCCGCCCACGTCCACGACCTTGATGCCTTCGTCGGTCATCAGGGTGTTGTCGCCCCCGGTGCCGATGCTGTCCCAGTTGGCCAGCCAGGCGTGCGTCACAAAATCCTTCTGCGCTTGGTGGATGTAGTTCGGCGTCTTGAGGCTGTCGCCGATCTTCACCCCGTCCTTCCATTCGGTCGCTACAGCCGCTTCCGAGCCCTCAGTCTTGGCCGGGTGATACTTGGCCACCCCGGCACCGGCCAGGTCGGTCAGGCGTGCGGCCAAGATTTCGTTGGCGGCGTGCTTCGCGCTCTTGGGTGTCTTGACGTAGAACTTCTGCCCGTTCAGTTCCATCTGCTGCCCCATGTTGGACCCAAGTTGCCCGCCGACCACCTTGGCCTGGCTGAAGTCCAGGACGCCGGACTCCGCTGCAGGTGATTCGCTGGGGGCGTCGGTCAGGGCCTCGGCCGTGTTGCCCGCCTTGATCTTGGCGATGGCGAGGGCCTGCGCCCAGGCAACGGCCTTCTGGGTGCTGCTGGGTTTGTCGGTGTTGATCGGGGTGTATTCCTCCAGGGTGGTCAGGTCGCCCTCGGCCTCCAGCTTCTTGATCCAGCCGACCTTGTTGGTTGCCCACTTGGGAGGCCCGCCCTTCTTCCCGGCCCATTGCTCAACGTCGGGGTAGCCGTCGTCATCGGTCGCGCCCTTGTATTTCCATCCAGGCTTCACGCCCTTGGGTTTGATGGTGCCGATCTTGGCTGCAGACTTGTCGGACGTGGTCGCCTTGGGCTTCGGTTCCGGCTCAGGCTCCGCTGCCTGGTCTTCCTCCGTGGTCACCAGGGCTTTGACCTGGTCGGGCTGCACGAACTGCATGTCGCCCGCGGAGTCCTCAAACAGCAGGCCGTCCTGCTCCCCGTCGTTCTCCCATCCGTGGACCGTGCCCCCGACTAGGATGCCGTCGATCTCCGCGACAACCTCGGAACCCTTGCCTGCATCCATCACCTGGTCAGCGGTGGGGTTGTGGTTGGCTTTCTCCGGTGTGACTAGCTCGGATTCAATGTCCTGTTTGCTTGCTTCTTCGACTACGCCCGTCTCCATCGTCTCGACGCTGGACGGTGGCACGTTTTCATTCGTCACCCCGTTTTCGTCCTCGATGACCATCGTGCCATCTTCGTTGATCTGCTTCACCTCACCCTGCAGGCCGGACTCCAGTTCATTGACCTCGTCGCCGACTGAAAGTTCGGTGCCGTCTACGTCGGTGGTCTTGAGCTTGGGCGCAGACTGAACGGCTTCGATCTGGGCCTCCTCGATCAGCATCTCGCCGCCGCCGCCCTTGGAGTCCGCTACCCACGTCTCCGTGGCCTCGTCATAGTCGACCAGGGTGTATTCGGTGTCCCCTTCCCCGGCGATCTTCACCTTGTCGCCGTAGCCAACGGGCGTGCCTGGTCCGACCTTCTTCCAATCACCCTTCGCCTGGTCTCCCTGGGCCTTGCCGTTGCCCTTCTTCTCGCCGCCCTTGCTGGCGTCCCCGGCTCCCGCGTGACATTCCTTGTTCGGCGAGATGAACCCGTCGCCGCAGGGAACCCCGCCACTGCCCTTGTCGTCGGCGTTTCTGATGGCCCGTCCTGCGTCGGAATCGCGGCCAGGAGCGATTTGCCCGGTCCCTCGGCTATGCTCAGGCTCCAAAAGGCCCCGATGCCGCAGAAAGCGATTCTTGCGGGCCTCGATCCAGGACGCCACCGGGGCCGTGGTGTCCCCTTTCTGAAGCCAGGTCGCGAACTCGGCGGCTTTCATGGAAGTCACCCCGCCAATGCGGGCCGGTCCCAGGCCGTCAGAGAATGCGGCCGTGTAAGCCTGGACGGCCATCTGCCGGGACGGGAACCCGATCATGGCCTTGCCCTCGTCATACTCCCCGGTCATGGGGTGGATTTGGTCGATCACGTAGACGTAGGGTGCCTCGAAATTGTCGAACAGGTAGCAGTCGAACGGTTCGCCGTCTGCCGCCCGGTGCCCATTGATCCGGCCGTAATAGGTCGGCATCTGGACAGACCATGCTTCCCCGCGGTGGTCGGTGCCTGACCTGGTCTCGCCTGGTAGGTATTCGATCACAATGCCCAGGCCGTGAAACGGGAACCGCATCCCGTCCCTGGTCAGCTCGACCGCTGGCCCTGGTTGGGGGCCTCCCCGGTTCGTCAGGGCGGTCAGCACGTCGCCGATGAACTGGAAGCCTGGTCCCAGGGACTTCAGCAGGGCGTCCTTGAACGGGTCGTCCAGCTTGATGGTGGCCTGCAGGTCGTCGTTGAATCCCAGATCGGCCTTCTTCACCTCCTGGCCCACCTTGATGATGCCCAGGCGTTCGGCTTCGTCACGGTCGACATCCATCACATCCATGCCACTGTTGAAATCGAACGGGGGATAGGGTTGGCCGAAACGGCTGATCTTGGTCCAGATCGGATCATTCTTCAGGGCGATCATGCGGCCGTTGTAGAGCTTGCCCCCTGCAGCCCTCCACCTGCGCGGCCAGTCACGCGGCTCGAAACGGTCTTCGGCGCGGAACAGCTCCTGCGCGGGCCATAGGTCCAGCACGGTCTCGTCCTGGCCTTGTTGCCAATAGCCGTAGCCTCGGGCCATCTCGGTGTTCGTCTTGATGATCAGGTTCAGCCGCTGGTCGGATGACAAGTCGCGGATGGTGCCCTTGTGTTCGCCGGGGTCGTAGCCCATGCGGGCGTGAATGTCCTTCAGCTTGGCGCGGGCCGTGCCGATGTCCAGGCCTTCGGTGTAGACCCCGGCCGGTGCGCTTGGGTCGAGCTTTTGCTGCGGGGCCAGGATGTCGTTGATCACCGCATCCAGCTCCTTCAGGTAGGCCGCGTTCGCCGTGCGTGCGCTGAACCTGGCGCGGGCCTTCAGGGATGCGTCCAGCTTCTCCAGGTCTGCACTCGACAGGGTGGTGGGGACGATCCGCTTGACCTTGGTGCTGTCCAGGGCCTCCTCGAAATCAACAGGCTGGTCGAACAGGTTGCTCATTGCGTCAGATCACCGCCTGGTTGTCTCCCTTCCACATGCTGGTGCGTGCGACGATGCTCGGTTTCGGTGAACCGATGACCTCGTCCTCGGGCGTGATTGCTTCCTCGATCTCAAAGTCACCACGCGCCACCGCCTGCAGCAGCATACGGCCTTCCCTGGCTGCGTCCTTGCGGACACCGTCGGGGTCGATGATCACGCCACCGGCTCGGGACATGATCTGCATGATGATCAGGGCGACCACGGCGCGGATCAGTTTGCTCGGGATGGTCAGGCCGTCCTCCAGGGTGAACTGCTTGGCGATGTAGCCTCGCGCCTCGTCCACAACGTCGGTGATGGTTTCGGCAATGGGGTCGTCGTCTCCGACTCCCACAACTGCCGCACGAAACGCGCTCAGTTCTGCATCGCTGAGCTGCCTTTCGATGTCCGCTTCGGTAATCGTTCGCCAAGCCATGGCTACACGGAAACAGAAAAGGGGCACCCCGTCAATGCAGGGTGCCCCGTGATTCAGGTCCAGGGTCGTTTACGACGCCGAGACGGTGAGCAGTTTGCCCGCAGGGGCGTTGATCACCTTGATGTCCTCGGACCAGTCGAACTTCGCGATCTCCACACGGCCGTCGTCGCGGTCGTAGGAACCGGGCACCATGTATTGCCCCGCCAAACGGAACGTCTTCATGAAGCTCGGGTCACGCCGGGTCGGGGACTCGCGCCGGGCGAAGATCAGGACGGCCGCATCGAGCAAAAAGCTCATGCTGGATGCCTTACCCTCGGCAGCGGTGTCCTCTACCATGTAGCTGCAGCGGACCTCGGGGTTGCCCAGGAGCAGACCGGAGGCCTGTTCCGTGGTCACGTTCGGGATCGCGCTGCGAACCGCGTTGGTGAACCGGGCACGCACCTTGTCGGCGTTCTTGAACAAACGCCAGGCGGTCGCACCGAACAGCACGCCGACACCCATGAGGGAACCGTAGGCTGCGGCCTTGATGACCTCCAGGATCTGTTCGTCGATGTCATCGACAGGGTCCGCGCTGCTGTCCCAGACCTTTGCGCTCGGGGTCAGGGCGGCAACGCCAGCGGCCAAGACGCGCTTCTCATGGGCCAAGGCAGAAACCTCGGCGATCAGGTCAGCACCTTCCTTGATCGCGGACTCAAGCTGCGCCTCTTCCAGTTCCTCCAACTTGTCGACCGGGAAGTCGAGAGCGTGCGGCTCGCAGTTGTAGGTCTGGTCCTCGGCGTCGAAGCTGAGTTCCGTTGCGCGTCCACCCAGGCCACGCAAGGTGTCCGGAATGTGAAAGCGGTGTTTCTCGTCGTATTTCTTGTACCGGCCAACGGAGGTCGGAACCTCCACGGTCGGGGCCAAGAAATCGGCGACCGGCTGGATCGCGGTTTGTGCCGCGCCCTGGGCGTATTCCCGAATGATCGGGTTGGAACTGAGGTCGGATAGTCTTCCCATCGTCTTATTCTTTCGTTCGTGGTTGTTGTCGGTTTGTTGCCGTCGCTAGGTCAGCCCCTGCTTACACGGTGGTGACGGGGGGACCGGCCACGCCGGACAGTCCGACGATGATCCAGCCGACCGTATCGTCGACGTATTCCAGTTCAGCCCGGTCCCCGGCATCCGCGAACTCGATGGTCGCCCATCCGGTTGAGGTGGCAGGGGTCAGGGTTCCGGCACCGCCGTCGACAACCAGCGTGATGCTGAGTCGCTGCCCGGCAACGCCGTCTGCGAGGGTCAGGGCCTCGACCCCGCCCGTGGTCTTGCTCACGTGCCGGTGGGTGACCGGGATGACGAGCGTTGCACCGGCCACGGCGACGTTGCCGCCACCGGGAACAGTGACCTGACGAGGGTCAGGGCGCACGCGGACCAGGGCACCGGCGTCGGCGTCCTTGTCGGCGATACCCGGCGAGAACACTTCCTCGGGGCCGGTTGCGCTGGACGAACGGAGCGCACGCACCTTGCCCTTGTCGGCAGCGGTGGTTACGTCCGCGAGTTCAACGCGCTGGCCCGCCTGGATGCCGTCCTTCGCGACTAGGAACACGTTGCGGTTGGGGTTGAGCGGCCGAACATCGGACGCTTCATCTTCGCCCAGGCCGTTCTCGACGACGTAGAGGGCGCGGTCACTTTGTGCGGTGGGCAGCAGAACTTCCGGTGTGTTGGCGTCCTTGCGGGACATCTTGACCAGGTAGCTCTCCTTGCCAACGAGGGTCTCACCAGAGTTGACCGGGTAGATGCCCTCCTGCGTGTTGCTTTGGAGTGGATTCATTGGATCTTATTCCTTCGGTTTTTGGTTTCGGGGTTGGTCCCTTCGGGTCTTCCTCTGGGGTGATTCAGATCTGCTCGACGACTTCTTTCTGAGCCATTGCGAACGCACGGCGGTAGGGCACCCGCAGGCTGGCCTGCAGTTCCTTCGCCCGGTTGGCGATCTTGTTTGCATTGGTGGTCGCCTGGGTGCTGGCCTGGTCCTTGGTCAGCTCGGGCGCGGCGGGCCGCTGTTCGCGGTTGTAAACCGGCGCAGGCCGGTTCGCCTTGGTCGTCGGTTTCTTCGCCTTGATGGCCTTCAGGAGCTTGATCGTGCCGGTGCGGTTGGCCAGGAGCTGCCTGCGCATTTCCTGGGGGTCACCGATCACGGATTCATAGTCCTTCAGATCGCGCTCGACCAACTCGTTCAGCATTCCGCTGTTGCGGTTGCGAAGCCGGTTGACGTATTCGTCCTTCTCCTCATCGTCCATGTTGGCGATTTCCTCGTCGGTCGGGTCGTCCTCGCTGTTCATCACCTTGTTGGGGTCTTCTTCTTCCCCAGGGGTGGCCATGTTGGCGGTGGGATACTCAAGCTCCTTCGGGTCTGTCTTGGGCGGCGTGGGTTTCTGCTGCTGCGCCATGTTGGACATGGTGCCATCGACAGCGGCCTGAACCTGCTCGTCGGTTGCCTCTGGTGGGAGACCGAGCAGGGACAGCAACATAGTTCTGTAGTCCATGGTATTTTGGTTCCTTACGGGTTTGCTCGCTCCGCAGTTGGGTTCCACTGAGCGGTTGTCGTTTGACAAGGGCACCATGCCCTTGAGGTTGGGGTCATTGGTCAACGCCAGGCTGTCCAGGCGCAGGGGACGCAGGCGACCATTTCCTGCATCCTCCATCTCGTCGCGCAGCCATACCGGCGACACAAGACGATAGTCTCCGTTCTCGACTGCCTCCCGGCCGGTCTTTGACCAGCGGATGCGTGCCCAGAGTCCATTCGGCCGGTTCTGCATCGCGGTGATCCAACCGGCTGCACGGCTCTCATGGTTCACGTCCAGGCTGAAGTGGTCGAAGTCGACCAGCACGCCTGGGAAGTTGGGTTCCTTGGAGGCTTTTCGGAAAGCGTTCAGCATTGCACCCATCGCTTGTTCGTCGAGTAGTTGTTCGGTGCCGCTCTCTCGGTGGGTGAACTGCCCCTTGGGTGCGATGTGGTACCAGCCGTCTTTCGGGAGGCTGAACCCGTCCTGGGTTCCCTGGTCCCGATTGATCAGGGTGCACTTGCCAGTCATGCAGTCGGACCGGCCTCGGTTGGCGATCTTCCGGTTGCGGAGTAGGGCGCGGGCAAGGCGGGCCTGATGAGATTCGTTCTGTGGCGTTGTGGCGGGCTTGGGCTGTGGTGTGCCCTGGGAACGGTTGCGAAGCCGTGTCGCGCCCGTGGGGACGCCGGAACCGGCCCCCTGGTTGATCGTGGGGGCAATGGAACGGGTCTCCTGGTCCACGGGCTGCGTGATCGACCGGAATCCGGTCGTTCGCTGTGGGCCTTTGAATGCCGTCTTCTTCATGCTTCTGCAGTTTCCATTCCGTTGAACAGTTCGGCCGTCATGGCTCGCTCCATGACCTTTGCGGACTGCGGTTCGGTGTTGATCTGCTCGAGTATGGCGGGAAGCTCGGCCTTCAACTCTCGGAGTTTTTTATCACGTTCACGCACATCGTCAATACGCATTATTGCCTCGATCCGGTTGCGGACCGGCTCCAGGTCGTGCGCCATCGCTTCACCTACCTGGTCTCTTGCGGTGCGTTTAATTCGTTCCCCGGCCTCCAGTTGGCTCGACCGCTCTATGGCGCGGAGTTGGTTCGCAAAGAACCGTTCCAGCTTGGCGGCGGTCTGTTGGTGGCCCTGGGGAACCTCCTTACATACTTCCCGAAACAGTTCCATCGCACGCTTGTTGCGGAACTGCAGCCCTGGGGCGGGGCTGAGATTCGCCCCGGCTTGCGCCGGGACTGGGCTTGGGGCTGCACCGGGGAATCCGCTTTCCATGCCAGGACCGCCCGCCGCGTTCTCCTGACGGGTCAGCTTCAGGCCCGTTTTCTCCGACACCTCTGCGGCGTCGGCCTGCAGTCCTGCGCCCGAAAGTGCGACGACGTTGTCGACCAGCTTTTGCGTGTCCTCCACGTCCTTTGCCGCAAGCTCAAAATAGACAAACGGCTCAGGGGCATGTGGGAACTTCTCCATGATGTGGAGGTCAAGCAGTTGGGACTGAATGATCTCGCTGATCTCTGCAGCCTCCGCAATGGCCAGTTCGTCGAACGTGTCCATGTGGGAATCGCTTTGCCCGCTCCCCAGGCCGGTCGGTTCGTTCAGGACGGTCAGTTTCCCGCTTGTCCCGGCCAGGACAATCTGCTGGTCCTGATAGTCGACATGGTCACGGAACGGGTTCATGCCGCGCTCACCGTCCTTGATGGTGGCAACGGTGGCACCGTTTGGCAGGACACCGCGTGCGTCACTGATCACTTGGTCGGCGAAGTCCTGCCACTCGGCAATGTTCTTGTTCTGGCTGCTGTTCTCCGGTAGCTGGATGAAAATCGGGGGGATGCCAAAGGTCTCGATGAACCCGTCCCAGTCTTTCTGCGACAGGTTCTTGCGCATGTGGGCGATGGCGGCGATCTCGTCAATGGGGTCGTCCACTTCTCGGATCACGAAGCCCACCGGATTGATGGGTACCCCGTTGTTGCTGTTGGCGAGCTTGTCGAACCTCCAGCGGTTGTCAGGGAACCGCTTGCACCAATGCCAGTGTGGGACCGGCTCCAGGTGGTAGGGCAGGCCGTCGTTGTCCCAGTGTTTCTCCAAGTGGCTGAACCCTCGGAACTCCGCCAAGGCCAGGTGGTCGATGGCTTCCTTCAGGTTGTCGATCCCCTCCAGAAGCTCGCGAGCATAGGCTGCTTGGTCCTCGGCCATCTGCTTGAACTGGAACTTCACCCCGGTTGGGTCCAGCACGTCGCTGTTGATCTTGATGTCCCAGTCCAGTTTCTTGATCGCGGCCTGTCTGCGCTTCTTGACCGCTCGCAGGGTGGCGTCCCGTTTCTCGATGAATCTGAACAGCCATTGCAGTTCGGAATACCATCCGCGCTCAGCCGCTTCCAGCAGGTAGCCGACTCGCAAAATGGTCAGGCCACGCAGCGGGTTGAACTGCTGCCGCCAGACCATGAAACGCTTCTGATACAAGTTCACGCTTCAGGGAGTAACATTCGGGGCACAGCGGGTCAAGTGTAGCTTCGGTCCCGCCGCTTGCTCAGGGATCGGCCCCGCCGCCCTGGGGTGCTGGTCGGGATAGGTGGGTTCACCTCGCTCGCAAGGTAGTTGAAGGCCCCGCTCACACCGTCCACCTGGTCGTCGTTCTCGCTGGCTGGGAAGGCCTCCAGCTCCATCTCGAAATCGGGAATCCACGGGCCGCGCACCAGGAACACCTTGCCCTCCTTGGCAGCGGCAAACAGGCTCAGGCACCGGGTTAGCTTGTCCTTGTTCACCTTCACCGATACGCACGGCACCTGGGGCGGTAGGACTTCGACCAGGTTCTGCCGGGCTGCTTCGAATCCACCCACGGCCTCCATCGCGATGACGTGTTCCTCCTGCTGCGCGATCTCGGCGATCTTGTCCCGTGCGACCGGCCAGGTCCACTTGCCCTTGGTGATGCCGAACACGTAGAAGCGGCCGTCCCGGTCCATCGCGCACCTGGCTCCCGCGGTGAAGTCGTTCTCCTCTTTTTCGTCGGTGGCCGTGTCCCAGAAGCGCACCCACCGCAGGCCCTCGATGGGCATCTCGTCGGCGTTGATGTGCTGCAGCCATTCTAGCTTGCAGTAGTTGCCGCCCTTGATCACCGGTCGCTGCCGATACATGGCGGTCCAAATGTAGTCCAGCATCGTGGCTTGGATCAGCTTCAGCTCCTTCAGCGGCCAGCGGTTCGGGTCCAGGGCCTCCCCTGGCTTGCGCCCCATTAAGTCACCTTCCTCAGCGATGGCGGGCAAAATGATCTCCTCCCAAGTCTCGGAGTCGGGGTCGATGTCCGCGTCCTCTAGTCGGGCCTTGATTTCTTCCTGGCGCGACGGGTCAAGGAAGCGGCCGACCAGGTCATCTTTGTGCCAGCGGGTCATGATGATGATCACCACGCCCCCTGGAGACACACGGGTTCGGCCGGTCGACCAGTACCAGTTCCAGATGCGTTCACGTTCGCTTGCGCTGTGGGCGTGCGCGTAGTCCTTGAACGGATCGTCAACAACCAGGACATCGCAGCCTCTGCCGGTCAGTGTGCCCTGGGTGCCGACTGCCAGGTATCGCCCACCGTCCTGGGTTTGCAGGTCGTTCTTTTTCTGGGTGTGCTTGGACAGCCTGCTGTCGGGGAACGTCGCCTTGTATTCGGGCGAGCGCATGATCTCACGGCACTCGACGGCGTGATCCTGGGCGAGGTCGCCCGAGTGCGAGACCATCGCGAACTTGAGGTTGGGTCGCTTGCCCAGTGCCCAGGCCACAAACTCGATGGCGGTCAGGCGGCTCTTACCGTGCCGGGGAGGCACCGAGATGATCACCCGCTTGTGGCCCTTGGCTGAGTTTGGCCCGATGGAATTGAAAACGTCGTGCAGGACTTCGGCCAGGAACTCATGGAAACCGCTGACCTCGTAGGCCGGGTCATGCAGCTTGGTGAAGGTCAGCAGGTCGTTCTGCGCCTTGGTCCGTATCCGGCCTGCCGTGGTTGGGACCGGCTCAGTGGTTGCCGTTCCCGTTGCCATTGCCATTGCCGTTTGATCCGTTCCCGTTGGCCCCTGGTCCGATGCGCCTCGCCCGGTCCCAAGGATTCAGCCCGTGCTTTCGCCGGACTTCTCGCTCGATGCTTTCCTCCAGGACAGCGATCAGGTGCGGGGCAGGCAGCACCTCGTCCAGGCTCGGCGGGGTTTCGATCTCCAGTTGCTTGGGCGCGTCCAGGCCCAGGAGTGCCGCCTCGCGCTCCATCGCCTTCAGAATGACCATGTGCCACCTGGGGTCCGCCAGGCGTTCCTCGTTCTCCACGGATGCGAAGCTCTCCCGGCCCTGGGTTGCTCCCTGCTGCCCCTGGTTGCCCCCCTGGGGCGTTCTGTCCTTCCACCCCTGCTTGGAGGACTTGCGGGGCGTTGTGGACTGTTCCAGGCGAAGCCATGCGTCCCGTTGCAGTTCCTGCAGGGCGACCAGTTGCCGGTTCTTGAAGGTGGTTGTCACATTGACCGCCTGCTGCTTCCACTCGGCTTCGATGAGCTTGGCGTCCTTGGCGACCATCTGCTGGCTGATTGAGTAGTTGCGATTCTCCGCAAGCCATTGCGCCACCGCAGCTTGGGTCATTCCTCGAGCCAGCAACCCGGCGATGACCGGCAGGTCGGCCTTGCGCTGGGCTGGGGTTCGCTTGTGGACTGGGCTGGCCATCGTCTTACAACTATTGCAACAACTACGCGGGCGATCAAGCCAATGGGCGGCACGTGGCCTGCACCTTCCCATCTTCGGTGCCCTTAATCTCCACCTGGATAATCGGGATCGTCTCGCTGTTCACCACCGCAACCAGGCGTTCGCGCATCCACGCACCCACGGGGTTGCGCTCGATCTCCCTGGTGATGGACTCCACCGGGACGCCCTCACGTTCTGCCCATGCCAGGGCGTGTTCGGTTGCCTGCTGGTTGATGGTGCCCAGGACGCGGTTCATGGTCTGCAGGGCCTGCATCTGCATCTGCTGCAGTTGGCTCCCTACATGCCGAAAGCTCGGGTCAGCAAACGGTCCAGGAATTCCTCGCTCGATGCTGGGCTCTCCAGCTTGCGCTTCGCCGCCCGCAGGCTGGCTTGGTGGTGCTTGTTGAGCGGGATCTTCAACAGGATGTCGGACTCGCCCCTTGCTTGCGTGGTTTTCGGCTGTGCCGCTTTTGGTTTCGGTGTTGGTTTGTATCCCTCCCATGAGAATCCTTTCAGTGCTGCGATGCCTTGTCGTTGTTCGTCAGTGAAGGGCATTGCGGCTTGAGGCATCACCCGGTCCAGCTCTGCCAGTCGAGTCGCCAGTTCGATGTCGTTTGCGTCGTGATTGGTCTCGTTCGTGATGATCGCAATCTGCTCCGCTTCCTCGGTGTCGATCTGACCAAGGTCGAAGCACATGGCTTTCTTGAGGCCCACACGGCGCATGGCCTGCAGGCGGTGGTTTCCGTTCACCACCTCCCAAGTGCCGTCCCCCATGTCCCGCACGATCAGGTTCTGCACCTGGCCGTCCTCACGGATTGCTTGCTCCAGGCGTTGGGCCATGAAGGCATCGTCGTCCTTGTAGTTCCAATCGGCCGTGCGGAGCTTGTCCAGGTCGATCCATCGTTGTTGCTCAGTCTGCATTGATCACCTCCAGTGCCTTGAGGAAAAAGGCCTCGTCGTCTTCGATGCCCGCCTCCTGCTTGGCGATGTCCCAGCGGTCGGCCAGTTCCCCGGTCAGGGTGGCGTCGAAGGTGGGGTCTCCCGTGGCTTTGTCCTTCTTCAGTTGGCCGGTGCCTGGGTTGGGTTTGTAGTCCTCGAAAGTCATGGATGCCATCGCGGCCATGTCGTTGATCTGGTCGGGCGTGTAAGGCATCGCGGCCTCCAACTCCCCCATGCCGGTCTCCTTCATTCTGGCGACAGCCCGGTTCAGCTTGATGTCGTTGCTGGGGAAGCGGGTGTGGTTCAGCTTGATTGCCTGGGCGATGGCGACCTCCCGGTTCACCCGGCCCAGGTTGTAGACCCATACCTGCGCCCCTGGGGTCATGAGCTGCAGCCGGTGGTTGCCGTTGCAGACCTCCAGCTTGCCGTCCTCCAGCTCTCGGACCAGCAGAGTCTCGATCTGTCCCAGGGTCTTGAGGGATGCGGCCAGGGTGCCCTGCAGTCGCTCGTTGGTGGTCTTGTAGTTCCAGTCGGCCGGAACCAGGTTTTCCACATGCACGTTCAGGTAGCCCGTGTCATAGGTGGCCTCGGCCGGGGAACATCCGTCTTTAGTGTCGTCAGTCATTGCGCTTGCTCAGTTTCAAGTAAATCAGAGTGCAGACCACGCCGCCCAAGAACTTGCTCCCGGCCTGTCCGGCGCAAAGCATCAGGCTCGGGTCATCGAAGGCCAGGAAGGGGAACACCAGGCTGTCAACCGTGGCGGCGAACAGGTTACTGACGTTCATCTTGAACCACCTGGCTGTGTGGGGGCCGCACATGGCGTAGACGACGGTATTCATGATCATGGCGCAGGCGAACGCGACCGTGCTTGCTAAGGCGATTCGGCCGGCGTCCTGGTTGACCAGGTAGGTCAGCACTGATCCCATGGAGACCAGGCCAAGCATCTTTGCCCAGAGTCCCCGGCTCTCCCATCTGCGGTGCAGGACATCCCGCACCAGCATGTCGAAGGGAATGAGAATCCAAGCGGTCAGGAGCAGGGCGGGCTGACCCCATTCTTGGACGGCCAGATTTGCGCCCAGGATCGCGCCCAGGAAGGCGAGAACCAGGGGGGCCGCTGTGAGCAGGCCCCCCTGGTCGTCCGATTGCTTAGAACGCGAATCCGTCATCCCATCTTGTGGGCTTTCAGGTGCGCCAGGTGGGTGTGGGCCTCTCCCGTGGTCTTGCAGGCTTCGGCCTGGTCGCAAAGTCGGCGCATGTCCTTCACCCGGGCAGTGAAGACACCACCCCCGGCTTCCAGCTTGTTCGCTTCGCTCCGCACCCGCTCGATCTCGCCCTTGAGTTCGTCGGACAGGGCCGCGTCGGCTTTGGAAAGCTCGGGGTCAGGGGTCGGCTCGGTCTCGGCCTCCTGGGTGTCCGGCTCATCCTCAACCTGGGGCTTGTCGTCGGTGGGGTCGTTCTGCACGGCCGCAAGCTCCTCGGTGGGCTGATCGGTTTCAATGTCCGCGTCTCCTTGGGTAGTTCCCTCGGGCTGGGCCGGACTGATCTCGTTCTCGGCATCCGTGGTCGGTGCCGCCTCTTTAGTCTTCTTTTTCTTGCTCATGCTGCTGTCCTTTCTGTTGCCCAAAGGGACCGGACTGGTTCCCCTGAGTAGTGCCGGGCGTTTACCCAGCGGTTCATTTTGTTCATCTCCGAGACCTGCACCGCGTTGGCGAATGCGTAGGACTTGGAAGCGTCGGTCAGCTCTTGGTAGCCCTCGTCGGTCAGTCGCCTCAGCCTGGCATCGTAGAGCGGTCGTTTCTCGTTCACCAGGCGTTGGAACTCAGTCTGCCGGGTGCTGATCGTGTGGAGCCTGCCCGATGATCGGAACAGGAACCCACGGCCGAACTTTCCAGGGGCAATCCAGGATGTCGAGTCGCAGGTCGTGAATCCTGGTTGCATCAGTAGGGTCGGCTGTGTGCAGCCCAGCAGGTGGATCTTCACATTGGGTCGGATGTCCCTGGCCTTGCCGATCATGGACTTGACCGCCGTCTCGATGTGCTTCGGCCCTTTGCAGATGATTCTCAGCTCGGGGATGCTGATCGCGACGTATGGGTATTGCCGGACCAGGTCTCCCCAACCGGTTTCACCTTCTTCCAGGTGCCACACGAAGATGGTCCGCTCAGGTGCCCACCGCTTCGCAAACACGGCTCGGAGCTTGGCCAGGCTTTCCAGGCCCAGGACTTTATGCACATCCATCTCGACAACGGTGCCCTGGTAGCCAATAGCCTCCATGTCGTCCAGGTAGGTGTGGGTATAGGCCTCCAGCTCGTCGTGTGTCCGCTTCACTCCCTTCTCGGCTCCGAACATCATCGTGAACAGGCCGCTGTCCATGATCCACTCGGCCCCCATTCGCATGAGCTTTTGGTAGGCCCGGCCGTAGGTCTGGGCGTCCCGGCCGCGCACGGTGTTGTAGTAGCTCGTCAGCATGTAGGGGTGGTCAGCCATTGCTACCATCCACATGAAGTTCAGGCTGTCCGCTCCCGCGCAGAACAGCTTCACCGGATCACCTCCACGATGGCCCCGTTCTCCCCGTCCTCCATGACCTCGCAGCGGTCCAGGTCGAACTGGTTGGTCAGCCAGTGCGCAATGTGTTCGCACGATAGGGGGCCGAAGTCGCACGGCCGTCCAAATTCGAACTCCAGTTCATTGGTTACTTTGCGGCCGAACTCGATGATCTCGATCTCCCGGTTCGCATACTTTACCCGCTTTTCGACGCGGATGTGGAACAGGTGCCGATGCTCCGCGCAAAGATACTGATGCTGTTCTCGTGCCCCAGGCCAGTTGTGGAAGCCTTCGACCTTAACCGTGGCCACGATGGAAGTCAGGCCGGTGCCGGGGATTTTGTTCGGGTCGGCGTTCATTTCAGCATTGAGTAGAATTCGGCCCGTGCGGCCGGGTCGGCTTTGAACAGTCCAGTCAACGCGCTGGTCTTCATGACGCTGTTCTGCTTGCGGACTCCCCGGCAAACCATGCACTGGTGCTTGGCCTCGATGTGGACCGCCACACCCTTGCACTTCTCAAGGTTGTCCCCGATGGCCTGGGCGATCTGCTGGGTCATCTGTTCCTGGATCTGCAGGCGGCGTGCGTAGGTGTCCACCACGCGGGCCAGCTTGCTCAGTCCGTAGACCTCTCCCTCGGGGATGTAGGCCACATGCGCGGTGCCGGTGAAGGGCAGCAGGTGGTGTTCACAAGTGCTGTGGAACTCGATGCCGGTGCAGACGACCATCTCGTCGGCGTCACTCTTGAACTTGGTGCCCAAGACTTCGGCCGGGTTCTCCCGCATCCCCTGGGTCAGTTCCAGCCAGGCCTTGATCACGCGCTTGGGTGTGTCGCGTAGGCCCTCCCGGTGAACGTCCTCCCCGAGGAACTCCAGGAGTCTCACGACCAGGCTCTCGGCGTCCTGCGTTGGGTGTTCCTCCCAAGGGAAATGCACCCATCCAAGGTCTGGCTCTTTGAGCTTGTCGACCAGGGCCAGGAAGGGCTTCCCAGGGTGCAGCGTTCGCGTGCGACCGCTGTCGATGATGTCATCCACAAAGGCGTCGGCCACTTCAGGTGTGCGGGCGATGTGAATGCCGTGCCGCTCATGCAAAAGGCCCGCGACGATTGCGCCTCCCCTGGGGATGCCGTAGACCATTGGCGTCTGGTCGGCCGGTAGCTTCAGGTGCTGCAGCTTGACCAGGAGCTGATCCAGTCGCTTGTTGATGTCGGCCCAGGTCAGGACGTTGATTACAGGACTTTTGTCAGCTTGTGCGTCTGCACGCTCAGTTTCCATTGCGGGTTCTCCAGGCATAGGTCGATGCAGTGTTTCAGGTTGGCGGGGTCCGGCTGGTCGCCGGTGAACATGGGGGACAGGTAGTAATGGTCGGCCTCCAGCTTGGCCTTGTCCGGCTCAGGCACTCCAGGCTGTCCGGTGTGCCGGACATAGCGCAGTTCGTGAACGTGGCCCTTGAAGTTCTTTGCGACGACGTGGTCGGCCACCTTGGGGCTGCACGCGACGTGGTCCAGGACTAGGTCACCGATGGGCTGGCTCCCGTTTGTCTCGAGGGCCTGCTTGTATCCGGCAGCGCGGAACAGTTCGACCGTCTCTGCCTTGAGTTGCAGCAATGGCTCTCCCCCGGTCCAGACGATCCACTTCCCAGGGTGCTTGCTGATTTCCTTCAGCAGTTCCTCGTCGGTGAACTCCCGGCCGCTGTTGAACTCCGTGTCGCAAAAACCGCACGCCAGGTTGCAGTCAGCCAGTCGAATGAAAATCGACGGGTGCCCGGCTCGGAATCCTTCGCCCTGCAGGCTGTAGAAAATCTCGCTGACCTTCATCGTTTCCAGGGCCTCCAGGCTGTCGCGCTGTTCTTCTGGTCTTCGTAGAGCTTGATGCTTTGCACCCAGGCGCGGCCGTCAGTCTCCTGGGACACCAGGGCGGTGAAGTTGTCCAGGAACCACTCGGCCAGGCCTTCACAGGAACAGTCCGTAACAGTGGTCAGTTTCAGGAAGCTCAGCGGGGTGCCCTCGTTCCAGTTGCCCAGTGGACCGATCAGGGGATCGGTCTCGTTCAGAACCAAGGCGTGGTCAAAGTGCTTCTCGATGTATTGCTTCAGGTAGCCCAGCCCGCCGAAGTCGACGACGAAACCGCAGGCGTCCCGTTCCTTGGCGGCGAACGTCACTTCGATGCTCCAGTTGTGGCCGTGGATGAATCGGCAATGCCCGGCATGGTTCGGTTGCCGGTGTCCAAACGGTATGTCGGCGAACAGCTTCGTGCAGGTGATGATCGGCTTGTCATTGTCTTGCATGGTTCGGTTGTATCAGGTCGCCGGGACCAGGGCAAAGAAAAACCCGCCTACCCTGGGGAATGGGTAGACGGGTTCGGGGCTGTGCCCTTTGCGCCTGGAAAGTGCTATCCTCCCAGGCTCCTCATTCTGGTCAACAGGCATCCGAAGGCCTGCTCGATAGGGAGGCCGACAGTCAGTTGGGTGTGGGCCTTGTAGAGTGCCCACAACTGGCCGTCGCAGGTGCCCAGATAAAACGCGGTGTGCACTGCGTAAAGGACACGGCCCGACTCGTCGAACTTGAGTTTGACGGTCGGGCCGGTCTGCTCGGAGTAGGCTTCGAACTCCGTGATCAGGTCAGCCTTCTCGCTTTTTGATAAGAACGGTGACATTCTGGCTTTGCTCGTAGAATCCCTCGCCGACCAGATAGCGCATCGCGTGGCCCGCCCAGCGGCGGCTGTGCCCCGGTGCTTCAACCAGGCAAACGTCCTCGTTCTTGACCTTGCCCAACCGGGCGACCATGTAGCCGCCCGGTCGTCCGGTTCCGATTTTGACGGTGTGATCAACTTTCATGTGTTGCATGTTCATCGTGGTGTCGTGTTCTGAGTTGCGTTTGATTACTTGGCGGCGGTCTTCTTCGTGACCTTCTTCGTGACCTTGGCCGGGGTGGCGTTGGCCTTGCGATAGGAACCCTTCAGGCCCTGTTTCTTCATGTGCCAGGGCATGGAGCGCACCACCACCTTGGTCTTGTTCACGTCGCCGCCGAACTGCTTGACGACTGCCTCCGCGATGGCCTGACAGGTGTGCTTGCCCTCGGCCAGCATGGACTTCATGAGGGCGACCTTGCCGGTGCCGCGCTCGGCGATCTTGGTCTTCGGGGTCAGGCCCTTCTGCTTCAGGTGCCACGGGCGGCTGCGGGCGATGGTCAGGTTCTGCTCCAACGTGCTGTCGGGGAAGTTGCCCAAGGCCTTCTCGGCGATCTGCCGGGCGGTCAGCCCTCCCTTCAGAATCAGGCTGTCAATGTAGGCGGTGCGGCTCGGTCCCTTGTCTTCAGACTTGGGCTGTGCGGGCTTGGACTTCTTCTCGGCTTTCGGCTTCGCGGCCTTGGCCTTGGACGCCTTGGCGGGTGCCTGGGGCTTCGTGGCGGGTGCCTTGAACATCTTGGGCTGCTCCTGGTATGCATACTCGCCCGACATCTTCATGGTTGCCTTGAAGGCTTTGCCGTTGGGTGCGCGGAAGATGCAACCGAACGGCTGCTTCAGCATCTTCTCGATGACAACCCCGGCCTTCTCCGCGATGGGGTTCAACGGCTTTTGGTAATCGTTGATGTCTTCGTACTGCTTCTCGTCGGACCAGCGTCCGGCCAGGTATGCCATTTTGTCTCCCGCGTTCTTGTAAAAGGTTGCGGCCTCTGTAGTGGTGTTCTTGTTTTTGCTCATTGTCTTGTCTTGTCTTGTGGGGTTTTTGGTTAGTTGGTTGTCGTGAATCCTCGCAGATAAAGCCACACGGCTTCCTCAAGGGTGAATCGCTTGATTGCAACGCATTGCTTCCCGCCAAGGAAAGCGCGCCAGGTCGTTTTCTCTCCGCTGCCGGTGCGCTCGAAATACACGTCGTTGGCCCGGTTGTACCAAGTGCCGTTTTCGTGTCTGGTGAGTTCAAGGTCTCCTTCGTCGGTGCGTATTGTCGTTGTCATTGTGGAAGCACCTTCCCACTCCAGGCCCAGGCGTCAACAGCTACGCAAACAGTTTTTTCAGGACCATCTGGGCGGTGATGTTCCCGGCCTGCTTACTGGTCATGTCCTCGGCCTCCCCGGCGATGACCTGACGGATCACCCCGCGTTTGGATTCCAGGAGGTCGTCGATGACCTTGTCGATGTCGAAGGCTTGAAGCCAGATCGCGGTCACGGGCCTGGTCTGCCCGATGCGGTTCAGCCGGTCCTCGGCCTGGTCCGCGTCTCCTGGGGTCAGTGGTCGGTCGTGCAGAATTGCGTAGCAGCCCGCGGTCAGGTTGATCCCGACTCCTCCCTTGTCGTGCGTGCAGACGAATGCGGGAAGCTGTTCGGCTTGGAAGTCATCGACCACCTTCATGCCGCCCTTGTAGTCGCCGTCGAAGCAGGGCACGCCCAGGGCCTTCGCGATGGTCTTCGCGCTGTCCTTGTAACTGGTGAAGATCACCGGCCGGTGGTTCTGTTCCATGATCTCCCCGGCCAGCTCCAGGGTGGTGTCGATCTTGGCCTGGCTCGCGGCCTTGCGGATAAAGGTCATAAGGGCGAGTGCGCCCCCGGCTGAGTCGATAGTCCCGGCCGCAACGCGCTTCTGGTATTCGGTCTCGGCCTGGCGGTAGATGGTCTCAAACTCTTTGCGCATCTTGGGTGTCACTTCGACCTGGGCGATCTGCCGGGTCTTGGCCGGGAGGTCCAGCACGTCCTCCTTCATGCGCTGCAGCAGAACGGGCTTGATGCGTCGATGTAGCTCGGCCGTGTTGGATGCGCCCCCGGTGTCCCAGACTGAACGCGGGTTCTTAGTTCGCTGTTTGCACTTGCCGCAAGTGATCTCTTTTGTCCTGAAATTGTATCGCTGCCGGTTGTGGTTTCCGCATGGCTTGCATGACCATGTTATCCAACCATCCTCGACCGTTGCCCGGCCGTAAGTCACCTGCTTGGCTCGACAATACTTCTTCTCAAACTCGCGCTTGTTGATGGAAAGGGGATGCCCTACCGCCCGCAGGAGTGGGAACAGGTTGACCGGCTTCCCGTTCTTCATGGGTGTGCCGGTCAGCAGAAAGGCGTATTTTGCAAGCCCAGCAAGGGCCAGGAATCGTTTTGTGCGCTGGCTGGCTATGTTCTGGGCGAAGTGGGCCTCGTCTGCGATCAGAACGAATTCTCGCTCCCTGGCGTTGCGCTGGGGTATCTTGGCCCAGGAGTGGACCGCGACGACCGGGTGCGCCACCTTCTCGACTTCCTTGCGCCAGTTGTCGATCAGGCGGGCCGGGCAGATCACGACGGTGTGCAGGCCATCGCGTTTGTAAAGGATGCGGGCAGCGACCAAAGCTTGCCTTGTCTTGCCCAGGCCCATGTCGTCGCCCAGGATTCCCTTGCGGACTCCAAGCAACCAGGGGATTCCAAACCGCTGGTGCTCGTAGAACCCATTCCCGTCTGCCTGGGTCTCGTTTAGCGTGGCCAGCACATCCGGCGATTCGTCGAGCTTTGCCGCCTGAAGGACTTCGTTCAAGTCGTCGGTTTGCTTCTGCACCGCGTCGTTGAAGTCGACCGCCCAGGATGCATCCCCAAACTCCGTGGCGACATCCAGGACGGCGTCCATTGGATACTCCCACACGTTGCCGTTGAAGTTCCGATACTGCCGGAACCGCCCAGCGAGTCGTCGCGCCCTGGCGACCAGGTCGGGAGTCGGGTCAAAGGCGACGGCCACCTTGCCATCCTTGAGGCAAACTACCGCCGCCATGTCAGGCGCAGGAGTTTGCCGCACCAGTCAAACGGCGCGGCGATGGCGATCATCATCCACATGATCAAATAGAACAGGAACCAGTCGAAGCGGCTCCAGTGCGCCCCATAGTTCTCAATCGCAATGCGGTCCTCTGAATCGTTGGGGTCGTAGCGGTGCTTCATCGTTGCCTCCGTGGGCAGGTTGTTTTCATCATAGTGTTCCTTTCTCGTTGTCTTTGTCTTGTAACAAGGGTCTTGCATGAATCTGCCACGCGCTCGGACTCACTACAAGTCCCGCATGTGATGCACTTCTCGGCGTTCATTGCACGGCCTCCTTGAACTCGTCGGTGAATTCCCCGGCGTCGGTGAACACCGGACCGTCCTCGTCGCCCAGGCTGAACCAGAGCGGATACGGGTCGCGGCTGTTGTAGTGGGTGAACACTTCGACGGTGTAGCCTTCCCGGTTGTAGATCCGCAGATTTTCGACGGACAGGTATCCGGTCGCCGGGTCTTGCATGATGTGGAACCCGGTCCCTGGGGCGTCGTGATCGAAGCCCAGGCCCTCGGGTGCCATCTGGTCATGGATCTTCAGGCAGAGCTGGCCCAGGCATTTCAACAGCTTGGCCTCGTTGAATAGGTCGCGAGGCAAAACGCGGTGGTAGTTCATACGGGTTGATCCTTTCTCCATTCGGCATGTTCCAGGGCAAGGCGCACGTCGGTGCCCTGGGCGATGTCCTCGGCCGCGATGCGTCGGGCGTGCGCGGTCTCGCGGGATGCACGGGCAAGGTCCGGCCGTCCGGCTTCCTCCTGCCGAGCCGCCATTCGTTCGTGCAGAGCGGCGGCGGCTCGGCAGTGGGATTCGTAGAAGTGGGTTCGCTGTGTTTTCATTGGTCGCATTCACAAAGGCCCTGGTTCGGTGGGCAGTCGCATTCGTTGGGGCACCCGCACCTGTAGCGGGCGAAGAACTCCGTGCAGGCTTTGCACTTTGCCGGTGCTTCGTCCTCGGCATAGGCCGAAGGGATGCGCTCGCCGGTGTGGGCGCAGTACAGTTCGGCGTCCTCCCAGTTTATTGCGCACGCGACTACGCGCCAGCCGTCCCGGTGCTTGTTTTTGATCGAGTCGATGATCAGGCGCAGCTCCTCGCGAACGGTCTTGAAGGATAGGGCCGCTCCGTCATCGGTTAGGAAGTAGAGCGGGTAGCCGCCCGGCCAGGCGAATTTCTCGGCTCGCAGGGTCGCCTTGAGGTCGGCCACGGTTTCAATGTGCGTGTGGGTCATTTTGTAGTTCGGCCGGACTGCCTTCGACAGTCGTGGCCCCCGCGTGTCGTACAGACCGCCGTCCGCTTCGCTGGTGATCAGGTGCCTTGGTAGACTCACCGCCCACCTCCCGCCGCCTGGAACCGTCGTAGGTAACGCAACGTCGCCGCCTTTCGGTGGCCGCTCGGACCACCGTTGTGTATTCTTGCCATCGTCGCTGAGTCCCCGGCCGCGTAGGCCTTGCGAGCGTATCGCCTCATGTAGGCGTCGACGACGCGGCTCGCGTAAGCGAGGTCGGCGACGTCCTCATAGCGGCCTTTGATCGTCCGGTCGAAGGCGACGGCGTCTTGCCAGTAGGCGCGATGTATTTGCAGCGGACCTCGTGCCGCGCCGCCGTCCCCGATGACCGCGCCCAAGCGACCGCCTGTTTCGACTTTGTGGATCGCGTCGATGAATCCTGTGGGAAGGTCTGCCGTGGCAGCCGCCGTTGTGATAAATAAAATGGTGAGTGTCGTTTTCATGTTCTCGTTTTTGTTGGTGATCAGGTGCTTGGGCAGACTCACGGTGCAACCTCCCCGGCCAGGATACGGAGCGGGTCGCAGTCCCGGTCGCGGATTGCTGACAGGACGGCCTCCAGGGCTTCGACCCTGGCCTCGGCCTCCAGCTTGTAGTCCCCCGCCGTTGCCGCTGCCAACTCAGATTGCGCGGCGGCGGCGGCGGCGATCAGTGTGATGGGATCGGGGCAGCTCATGCGTCCTTCCACTTGACTACCTCGACCAGGTCGGTGGGGTTCATGTCGACGGTGTCTTCGCCCGGCTCCAGGACAAACTCTAGGTGCGTGCCGACCTCGGTGATGAGCAACACCTCGCAGTGCTGACTGCCGTGCTTGATGGTGTCGCCTTCCAGGATGTGCTGCGCCTCGACGCGGCCCGGGTTGTGGAAGTCGGGGAAGGATTCCTCAACGTCCCGTGCCACCGGGTCCGTGATGTCGAGCTGTTGCTGCCGCTTGTCGTAAGTCTTCCAGTAGTGCTTGTGCGACCTCTGATCCAGCTCGCGCATGACACCCCAGATTCGGGAATACTTGGAGTTCTTCCGGTCCTGATCTTTGCGGGTGTGAATCATCGATTTGAAGTTGTTGTAATCGACCAGCTCGGTCAGGTAGGCCATTACCCGGTGGTAGGTGGCTTCGTTGACAATGATTCGGAACTGATAGTCGCTCGTGGGCCAGTCGTTCAACTTGGCCTTGATCTTCAGAGCGTCCTTCAGATTCTGGATGTCCTGCTTTTCACGTGCGCGGATGTGATACTCGTTTTTTGCTTTGCGGGTGATCGAGTAGAACCCGGCTTTTGTCATCAACCACATGGTCGGTGTTGCCTTTCTTTGTTGTTGTCTTGTGCGGTTGAACTGTTTCAACCGTGCGCTGAGTGTCTCAGGACTGTGGCCAGGCGTCAACAGGCGCGAATTGACTGATCCACCCAGCGAATGGAGCGTTTCTGCCAGCGAATGGACGTGTCGGGCCAGCGAATGGACGTGTCGGGCCAGCGAATGGACGTGTCGGGCCAGCGAACGAAAAAGCCCGACCAGGTTTCCCCGGCCGGGCTGCTTGGTTGGTGGTGGTGCCTAATTGGTGTAATTCAGTGCCGCCATGTCCTCCAGCTTGAGGTCGCCGGTCAGGATGGCCTGGGCGGTGCCGAAAGCCCGGCCCTTCACCCTGGCTCCGTCCGTCATCCAGGACCGTTTGAAACGGCAGGTGTCTTCGCGCAGGGCCTTGACGTGGTCCTCGTATTCGGTGACGGCGTTGTACGCGGCCCAGAGCGTGCCCCTGACGCCCTGCAGGTCCATCCCGGTTCCGGTCTCCCAGAGCCTCATCAGCTTGGGCTGTGCCTGCCATACCGGACCGGCGCACGCGGGGCGGTCGTAGACTGAGCGGATAAAGGCCTCGGCCTTGGCGTCGTTCATCTTGACCCTGGTCATGGCCTGAAACACCTCCGTTGTGGCCTTGAAGTATTCCCGCGCCTCCTTGAGCATTTCCCCGGCCCGCTCGACGGCGATGCCGACGTTCTTGCGGTGCGGGATCTTGACCCAGTTTGAATGCTCCTGCAGTGCGGCCGTCAGCGTGTTCCAGCACACGACTCGGCCCGAGCAGAACCCGGTCAGGACTGAGTTCACCCCGTCGTGCCCGTTGGCAATCAGCATGTATTGACGAACGATGTCGTCGGCGATAATGGCGACCTCCTCCTTGAAGCGGGCAAGAATCCAAACCTGTCGCCCTTCGTCCAGAACCCCGGCCGTCTCAAAGGTGATCTCCCCAGACTCCTTGAACGGGTTGAAGGCGCGGAAGGCGTCCACGTTCTGCAGCACCTCGTAATCCTTCTTCACGATGCCCAGGACAGACTGCCCAGCGGGCTTGTCGTCTCGGTGCGTGGCCCAGTGCGTCGGCACGCTGACCACTTCTCCGTCATCCGCGCCGTCCACGTAAAGGGTGCGCTTGCTGACGGTAAAGCCCAGGCCCGCCTTTTCCATGCAGTCCTCGACCGTGTTGCATTCCTCGACCACTTCGCCCTTGCCGTGCCAGGGCACGATGTTGGAAGCGGACATCATTGTTTCTACTTTGTCACTCATGTCGTTTTGTCGTTGTCTTGTCTCCTGGATCGCCAGGCCGTGTTCCGTTGTGGAATGCCAGCACCTTCCAAACTTCCCCCGCTGTGCCAACCTTGAATTTGGGCAGTTCACTGTTCGCGCTCATAGTTCTTCCCTTTCTCCGTTGCGACCAGCACACCGCACTTGTTACCCGCCTCATTGATCCGCGTTCCGATTTTGATCACATAGCCGCCTGCTTTGAGTTGCGTTCCTATCCCGCTCACCTTGTGGGGTTCGCTTTCCATGACCTCGCAGAGTTCATGCACTGTCATGCCCTCGTTGCCCGCGCTCACTATGAGGCGCAGGGCCTGGCGGTTGCGTGCGACCAGGGTTTGCTTGGCCTTGTTGAATCCGGCAACGCTTTCTGGGTTGCCGCGATGTTTGTTTTTGCAGATGTCCCGCTGCGCCCAGGCGAACAGGTCATCAGGTGGTGGTGTCGTTGTCATTGTCTTGTAGGTGCAGCACGAATTGCCACGCGGTTCGGAGGTCAGTCGCGACCAGGCATCTCCAGCCGTTGGCCTCCATGTCCGCTATGCAGTTGTGCTGCGATTTTCTTGGTTTCTTCCCCGGTAGTTTGAACTCAATCGCGACGGGGATTCCCGCGACTGCGAAACAGAAGTCCGGCAGGCCGACACGTTGCCCGGTGGGCTTATCCGGCCTGCTGTAGATGTAGGCGATCCTGCGGGCTTCCAGCATCTTCTGAAACGGCTTGTGCAGGTCTTCTACTTCCCGCTGTGCTTCGACGGTCTGGCGCGGACCCAGGGCGTCAGGAGAGGGCACCCTGGGTGGAGGCACCTCCTTCTTCCAGGAACCGTCCGGCCATTCGTGGAAGCCCAGTCGCTTCAGTTCTTCAGCTTGGATTCCCATACGCGCTTTGCGACCTCACAGAGTTTGTCCCAGGTGCTACACAGCCAGTCCTCGGGGCGGTGGTTGCGTGCCGCGTATTCGACAATCGGCTTGACGGTCTCCAGGAGTGCGGTCGCCTCGCAGAAGTGTTTCATCACGTCCGTGCCGTCGAAACCCTGGCAGACGAATACGTGAAAGCCGACAATGCGGCCTTGCTTGCTTCTGACCGGGAACTGCATCCGGTCGTAGGTAAGGGTCTCGACTGGCTTGGCCGCGTCGTCGTAGGTCGCCAGCGTCACGGGCTTGATCGTTTCGTCTCGCATGCTGATTTGCTTGGTGCCCTTCTCGACGATGACCGGCTTCCCGTGGGCGGGGCCGAACATGCAAAGAATGGTTTCTTCGGTTTCGGGGTCTTTCGTCTTTCCAAAGCCGTCCAGGATTATGCTTCTACTCATTGTCTTGTGGTGTGTTCCATTCGCCAGGCCCGGCGATCAGTTTCAGGTTGGTGTGGTGGTCGCTTTGAATCTCCCTGGCCTCGCCCGGGTGGTCGTGAATCCATGAATGACACTCGGAGCATACCGGGAGCCAAAATCGTTCGTCGGATAACAGCGAGCCTTGACGGCCGCGCTGGTGGTGTAGGTCAGTCGCCAGGGCTGGGGTGCGTCGGGCCAGGCCGGTCGTGGCAATCCCGATGGGCTTGCAGGCGCAGCAAAACCAGGTCTCTTTGAACCAGGCTTTCTTTTTGCGCTCATACTCCTGTCGGGCTTTCCGCATCCGGTCGCTGACCGGGTTGGGTCGCTTCTGCCTGGGGCGCGGTGTCTTGCGCCCTGGTCGGCCCCTGGGGGCGTTTGTCGGGTCGGTCGGCTGTGCCGCGTCCTCGATCTGTTTCCAGAGTGCAGGGGGGCGTTTCTCGCGGCGGCGTTGGATCGGTTTCGGCTTACTTGCCATGCCAAGGCCTTTCCTTTGCCGGGCGAGTTTGCTTCAGGAAATACTCCTTTGTCTGCCTGGCCTGAGTCTGCTCATGACGGCGTTGCTGCTTGAGTTCGTCGCGCAGCATCCCGTCCACAAAAAAGTCGATGTCATTCATGATCTCCTGACAGGTGAATGCCGCCAATGCTCGGCGTGCAGCCTTGATGTGGATGCACCGAAAGTTGACACCCTGCACATGGATGCGGTCCTTCTTCGGCCCTTTGCGGAACTGGAAGTCCTCGCAGTCGCATTGCCCGTTGCCGTCCATTGCGATCAGGTCGACACGGTGTGATTGAGGGCGGGTCTGCGATTCGACGTAGTAGACCATCTTCTCGCCAGCAATCGGTGTCACCTCCAGGGGCGACTTGGCTTCCTGTAGGTTTATTTCCATGCCACGGTGACGTTGATTACTCGACCGCTGTTCCGGCCCATTGCCTGGAACAAAACGTCCAGGGATGTCGGAAGGGCTGGCGCACGTTCAGCGTCGTCCATGCGCGACCGATAGATGCGCGGGACGGACAGCTCAAACGTGGTGCTGGTCTCGTCGTCGGATTGCTGCACTTCAAACACTCCTTCCTGCTTGAGCACCTGGCTTGCCAGGCGTTGAAGCAGATCGCGGAACGGGGCCGCATCGAACTCGGGGTCCGGTTGAAACGGGGCCTTGGTCTTCGGTGTCTTGTCGTCCGGTGTTATCAGCTCGTAAACGACTGCCCGGCCGGTTCCCATTGCCATGCGTTCCAGCAGGTAGCGCACGGCCTTGAAGGTCGCGCTCCGTTTACCCAAGAGCTTTCCAAAGTCCGCGGCGTTCATCCTGATCGTGAACTTGGTGGTCGCCCTCCCGATGTCCGCTTCGTCGATTATCAGGTCGTCGTCGTAGGTCACCAGGTGCCCGATGATTTCTTCAATGATTTCTCTTATCTTGTTCATGTGTTGTTTCCTATCAGTTTGCACTGAGTTGTTCAAGGAGCCTGGGGAAAACCCCCAGGCTCCGCGCTGTTCAGTCCTCCTCCAGTTCTTGCTGTTCGCCCTTGGGGCCGTCGTCGGCGTCGAAGGGCAGCTCGGTCTGGTTGGGGTCCGGCACCTTGACATCGAACTTCTCTCCAAACGCTTCGGAGTAGCCAATGCGCCCGGTGATCTCGGGCGGGGTGTTCATCCGGTCCACCTTGATGCTGAACCCAATGTTGATCGCCTTGGTCTCGGTCCGGTTACAGATCGTGTTTATCTTCGGATAATGGGCCGCAAGAGACTTGCTGGCCTGCTGGATCGCCGTCGCGTATTCAAGGACGATCCATTCGTTCTCACTGAGCTTGGCTGGCAAGGCCTGCTGGGCGATGGCTTTCCAAAGGTCCATCGTTCCCACGTCTACATTTATCGCGTTGTGCGGTGCCTGATTCTGTCTGTTGCGTTTTGCCATGTGTCTTGTCGTTGTTGTTGTTCTATGCGATTGGCCGAGATGCACTGCGCGTCCCTATCTGCCAAAGTATTCACCCCGCGTCTCTGCTCGGCGGGACTTGCCCTTGAAGTCCAGCAGGTGCGCCGATGCTCGAAAGCGGTCGGCCATGCGTGCCCCGATTGCTTCGGCAAGCTCTGCCCTGTTCAAGTTGGTGGTCAGCACGGTCTTCATTCGGTGGCCGTGCCGGTAGTCGAGGATTTCATGAATCAGTGGCAGCTCGTCGCGGTAGCCTCCCCCGGTGCCAACGTCATCGAGCACCAGCAACTTGGTCTGCTTGAAGGTGTCGACAATGTTCTGGCTTTTGCCGGTCCCATAGTTCGCCCTGATCTTGCTCAACAGCTCGGTTTGGGTGCGGAACGTCCCGCCTCGGAACTCGCGCATGATGCACACGGCGGCGAAGGATTTCCCGTTCCCGTAGATCGGGCCGGACAATACCAGGAACCCGGCGCGGCCGGTGGCGAATTTCTTGCAATGCTCCAACAGCTTGGCCTCGTCCACGTCCCGGCTTTTCCAGGTCTCCCAGGACGCGCTTGCCAGGATCTCGGGAACCCCGCATCGGATCAGCCATGCGTTGCGCTCCTTGGCCTTCTGCTCCTGCTGGCAAAGCTCGCACGGTAGGTGAACGATCCTCACCCGGTCCCCGGCCTCCCTGGTCTGCAGGACGGATTCCCGGTCGTTGATGCTCCTCATTTGTCCAGGGTGCTTGTTGCACTCCTTCTTCACCAGGCCGTGCTGACCCGCGACTCGGTAGATCGTTTCGAGTTCGTGGCGGCTTCGTTCAGCAATCGCGTTGAGTCTGCCCAGGGCTTCCTCCAGGGATTCACTGACCGGCTCGGGGTCCGGTGTGGGCTTGTTTGGCTGTGGATCAGGTCCAGGCGGTTGAGTCGTGTTCATTGTCGTTGTCGTTGTCGTTGTCGTTGTCTTGTGGTGTTGCAGTGTGGGTAATGGCTGTCGGGAAATCAAGTTTCAGTTTCCTGACGTTGGTTAGAAACCCCGCAATGCTGATTGAATTGTCGATGTGGATCGGGCACCGGCTCTTGTTGGTTCTTCGACGCGACCAGGCCAGTTTCGCGAGTAGGATCAACTCCCCCGGTGGGGTGGTGTTGCGCTTGAAGTAGATCGCGGCCTGTCCCGCGTCCTTGCCGTCGACATCGTAGGCCTGGCCCTGCTTCTCCAAGTATGCGTCCACCCACATGCCGATGAACTCCTTCGCTCGCCCTTGGGCGGGCGGTTCCTTCTTATTACTGGTTCCCTCATTCTTATTAACATGATGTCTCGCAAGATGTGGTTTTTTCACGATGTCGGTCTCCAGATCGTGGATTTCAACATCTGGTTTTTTCGCCGTCTTGATGTAGATCGGTGAGTCGCTGACCAGGTAGACCCAGCGGACGATTTTGCCTCCATCCTCCTTCTCCTTGGTCAGCTTGATGTAGCCCGCGTCCCGTAGTTCCTGGATGGTCTTTCGGGCGGTGTGTTCCTTCACCTTGCTGCGCTTGCAGATGTCGGTCACGTTCATGCGCCAGTTCCCCGGCTTGCCCAGCAGGTAAGCCATAAGGCCCTTCGCCTGCAAAGATAGCTCTGGGTTTTCGGTGATGGTCTTCGGTACGCGTGCGAACGGGTCTTCGCTGCGCTTGTCGATCCTGATTGTCGATTGACGGTCTTTCTCGGCTGTGCTCTTGTTCATGTGTCAGTGCGATGTGTGTTTCAGTTGAAGCCCCGGCAGGTGGACACCCTGCCGGGGTCTTTTTTATAGAGCCAGGGCTTTCAGTTCTTCGTAAGTGTCCCGGCAACCTTCTTCGATGATGTTGTTCAGTTCCCCGGCCCTCCCGATGTTGGCCTGGTCCTCGCGCACCAGGCTGATTGCCCGGCCAATGTGTTTCGGGTCCACTGGCGGCATCCCGGCGCACTTGTCCACAATGTTAAAAAGTTGGGGAATAACTTCCTCCGGTCGGGCGACCAGGCGTTCCAGGCAGACGACGGACCCGCCCTGGCTCCGGTGATCGCGAACGGTGCGCTTCCAGAGCTTCACAAAGTCCTCGGGGCTTGATGCGCCCCAGTAGCGTTGCCTCATGGAGTCGAACACGTCCTGCGGATCTCGGATGCAGAACAGCACCTGCGCCCCCTTCCAGAGTCTGAATACCCGGTCGCGTTCGTGGACCAGGCCCGGCTGCTTCTCGGCAAAGATGCTGCACCCGTTGGTTAAGGCCCAACCGCCCAGAATCGCCTCGGCGAATCGTCGGACCACACCCTGGCGGCTGGGTTCGTGTTGCGTGCAGTGCAACCAGGTGGATTGCAGCCTCTCCTTGGTGAAATAGGCCGCAGGGTCTCCCAGCATGTTGAACGGGTCTGTGACGCATTTGGAGAGCTTTTCGGCCCAGTGAATGCCCAGGATGGTGTCGAACACATCCGCAGGTTCCTCGCCGCGTTCCCAGCCCGTCAGGGACCAGTTGCTGCCGAAGATCAGTCGCGCTTCGTTGAAGGATGCGACACGCGGGTGCGCTCCCAGGATGCGAGCAACGAGAGACGTTCCGCAACGTCCCGTGCCCCCGGTGAAAATGGGTTTCGTGATCATACCGCCGTGCCCCCCTTGCTGACGCCGCCCGGGATCAGTTCCCAAAGGTAGCGGCTCGGCTCGACCGGCTCGGGCACTCCTCGACGGTATAGGGGCGGGCGGTTCGCGCAATAGGAAACATGCAACGTCTCCCTGGCCCTGGTCACGGCGACGTAGGCCAGCCTTCGCTCCTCCTCAACGTCCAGGCCCTTGCGGGTGCCGGGGATGATGTGGTCCTCGAAACCCATCACCCAGACATGGTCCCACTCCCGGCCCTTCGCGCTGTGGATAGTGGTCACGGTGACGCCTTCCCCGGTTTCATCCTCATGAAACAGGTCGGCCGCTACCGCGACACCCAGCTCGCCCACGGTCTGAATCTCGGGCATGTCCTCCAGCATGGCGGCAAACAACTCGCAGGACTCGACTCCGACGCCCAGGTTGACCGCCATGAGTTCCGGCACGTCTGCAGGTTTGGAGTCGTAGGGCAGGTTCCAGCGGCTTTGATTGATCGAAACGCCGTTGTAGGCGGCATTCTGTGCGACCCTCGCGGCCTCTGCGGGTCCGTCCGTCTTCTCGATGATCATGCGAGCGATCGTATCGTTGAACGGATTGGCGATCAGCATCAGGCACTGGCGGGCGAATGCCCAGTCTTCCGGCACCGGCTTCAGTTCCTTGGTGTTGATCGGAATCCCGACGCCGCCCAGGAGGTCGGTCAGCGACTCGCGCAGCTTGTTGATCCGAACCAGAATGGCCACCTCGGACGGGTTGGGGTTCTGGGATTGAAACCATTCGACGAACTGGCCCATCTCCTCGGCCGGTGTTTTGGCGGGCGGGCACACATGCACATGGCCAGCGGTGCCCGTCATGCTTTCGGTCTGCTTGCTGAAGCGGTTGACGTTGTTCTCGATCAGAGTCTGCGCTGACAGGCAAATCTGACGACCGCTCCGGTGGTTGCCCTGAATGAGCAACGGCGGGGTCAGGTCGGCCTCGCGCAGAATGAGATGCGCCTTGCCGCCTCGGAACGAATAAATGGCCTGGTCGGGGTCGCCGACCATGAACAGCCGCGAGTGGATCGCAAGGGCGTTGTAGATGTCGAAATCCAGATAACCGGAGTCCTGCACCTCGTCGACCATGAGGACATCTGCCCCAAGGTGGAAGCCGCGCACGGCCAGGGTCTTGGCGTATTTCAACATGCTGTCGTAGTCCAGAAGGTTGTTGTCCCGCAGGCTCCCGTAGAAGGCTCCCAGGACGGCGTTCTCTTTCGACCGGCTCACTTCCTTGTGAGTGGGGTCGAACCGTTCGTCGGCTTCCTTCAGGGCCTTCTGGGAACCGCGATACTTGAGGCGTTCCGCGCACTGCTTCAGGAGTAGCTTTGACATTTCCTCGTCTATGATGCCCAGCGGGGCCGTGCTGAATCCGACCTCGGTGCGGTAGAGGTCGATTAGTCGGAAGGCCATGCCGTGCAGGGTGCCCACGTATCCCGGCTTGATTTCGCCCAGACGCTTGCGGACCTCCCTGGCCGCTGCGTTGGTAAAGGTCACAATGTGGATGCCGCTCGGGGTGTAGCCGTTCTCGACCAGGTGCCGCACCTTGGCGATCAGGGTGTGCGTCTTCCCGCTACCAGGGCCAGCAATGACCAGGGCGCGGCCGTCGTTGTTGTTCACAACATGTTGTTGTTCAGTCGTCAGTTTCATTGTCTTGTCTTGTTGTTGAAAGGGCCGGGAGCGTGAATGCCCCCGGCCCAGGTTGTGGTTGATGGTGGATCAGAGTTCGATGACGTGCAACGCCTCGGGCATGTCTCCGGACCCGTAGAAGCGCGTCTCCCAGTCCGTCAAGATGCACTGGTCGATGATGCCCTTCTCGATCAGGGTCGCCATGTGGTGAACCAGGTCGGCGCGGACCGAGTGCTGGCAAACGCCGATGTCGTCGATCATGACCAGCTTGATCGGAGACTGCACGGCCAGGGTGACAGCGACCGCCGCCATCGCGATGGCTTTCTCGGAACCGCTGAATGCGTCGAACGGAATCCAGTCGCGCCCGTCCCACCGGCCCAGGTCTCCGTCCCGGTAGTCAAGGGGCGTCTGCAGCAGGCAACCGCCGATCTCGTTCAGCTTGGTGATCAGCGGCCCGAACGTGGCCTTGACCAGTTTGTCCTTGGTCTCCTCGACCACCTTGACCGCCGCCTTGTAGATCGCGACCTCGGCCGCGCAGATAGCCGACTGCGCTTCGGCCTTGGCCCGCTGCTTGGTCTTCTCCCGCTTGGTGATCAACAGCTTGACCTGGGCCTGCAGTTCGGTGTTCGTCTGCTCAAGGTGAGCATACGCCGCCTGCTCGGTTGCAAGGTCCGCTGCCCAGTCGTCCGGCGTGGCGTCCTTGACGGTGTCCTTTGCTGTGTCGATGGTGGCCTTGCGCTTCCTGTCGGCCTCGATGTCGGCGGCGGTGCGCTTCAAATCAGACCGCTGGTGCCCCAGGCTAATCTGCTTCCCGCGCACGGCGTCATCGGATTCCTGGGCTTCCTGCAGCTCGGTCTTCACTTTGGCGATCTGGGCCTCGATCTTCTCGCGTGCGGCCAGGGCTTCGTTCAGGGCTGTGTCCAGTTCCTTGAACCGGGTTTCCAGAGTCACTTTCAGGTTGGTGTCCCAACCTTCCGACGACACCTTGCAGAACGGGCACTCGGTCATGTGAACCAGTTCGTCCAGTTGGAGTTGCACGTCCTTGTGGTCCTTGGCGATGGCGCGGGTTTTCTCCGACTCCGTGCCCAAGGCTTTCTGCAGCTCAGGCAGTTGGGCTTGCAAGGCGGGTGCCTTGGGCCGGTAGGCCTCGACCTCTTCCTCGAGTTTGCCCAGAGCATCCTGCTTCTCGTTGTGAGCCTTCACGTCAGGGTTGACCATCTGCGACTGAAGGGCGTCGATCTTGGCCTTGGCCTCGTTGTAGGCTGACAGCTTCCCGCGCAGGTCTTGCTGGCGGGACAGGTTCTCCTTGAGGGCGCGAGCGTTGGCCTCCTGCTTTGCCTCCACGGCCGGGTCGACCGATGCTTCATCGGACAGTTGCTCCGCGCCTTCGATCAGGCCGATCATCCGCTTGTTTGCTTCGGCGGCTCCCTTCCCGTTTTCCTTGAACTGCTTCATCAGCTCGTCGATCCATTCGTGCAGCGGTGCGTCTCCTTTCGCGGCGACCAGGGCATCGACGGCGTTCAATGCCGTGGTGTGGTCGTCGGTGTGCTTCTTGCCAAGGTTGATCGCCTTTAGGTCCGTGCGGAGCGTGGTCCCGGTGATCTCCACCTTGCTCATGTCCAGGATGCCCATGAGATACTCCGTGCGCTTTTTCCCGCTCAACCCGAGGAAGGCGCGAGCGTCGATCAGCACGTCAGGGATCTCCAGGCCTCCCGGCACGTTTTCGGTGCGCTTGACCGCTCCGCGTTTCAGTTCCCAGTTGCGGCTGACAGTGCGGCCGTCGTCCAGGGTGATCGCCGTCGTCAGGTCGGTGCCCTTGGCGAACTTGAAAATGGCCTGGTTCTGTTTGCCCGCGTTGGGGTGCCAACCGGACATTGCGAGCTGTATGGCGTCAACGTGGGAGGTCTTGCCGGACCAGTTCGGGCCGGTGATTGCGGTCAGTGGTTCCAGGTCCGCGTTGATGGCGCGGCCTTTGATGTTGGTTACAAGTTTCTTGATTCTCATTGTCGTTGTTTTGTTGGTGAGTGGATGGATCAGAACGGGACGTTGTCCTCGTCCACGTCCTCGTCCTGGGTTTCGGGTTCAGGTTGGGGTTCGGGTTGGGGTGCCGGTGCCTGCTGCTGCTGGGCCTGGCTCTCCTTGCGTGGCGGGTAGGGCAGTTCGCGGATGTGTCCGCCCCGGCCCAACTCGATGAACATCGACGTTGCGATGCCTTGGAAGTGTTCGGCGGTCAACTCCATGCCCGGGTTCGCGGCGTGAAAGTTGTTGGCGACCTTGACAGCCTGAGCCAAACAGAGTTCGTGTGCGTAGCCGCACTTCTCCAGGGCCATCCAGATTTTCTTCCTGGGTGTTGCCCCCTGATCGCCGCTCTGCGCGGCCGGTGGTGCCTGTCGGCCATGGGAAGGCCTCGGCTCGGGTTGAGACGGCTCAGGGCGGGATTGTGGCGCGGGGCGGGTGCCCTGGGGCGGCGGGGCGGTCCGGTGTACGGGCTGTTCGCCTGGATGTTGTTGCGGCTCCTCCCCGGTGGAGTAGCCCTGGGCGTCGGACTGCATGGCGGTGTCGATGGTGGCTGATGGCGTGATCCAAAGGATGCGCGTCACGTTGCCGTTGTACTCGTCATCCTTGGTCTTCAGCCCGGTCCAACCGTTCTTCTCGGAGTGCGTGCCCATGATGAACACCTCGACATTCTCCCAGTCCTGGCCCAGGTGGTCGCGGTTGTTCAGGGTCGCCTTGATCTCGTTGCCTTCCTTGTCGGTCACAACGATGTCCTGGAATGACCAGGGTTTTCCACGGGTCTCGCCCGTGCGTGGTTTGTAGACTTTCGTCAACTTCCCGTGAACCGCCTGCAATGGCATGTCGGGTGCCATCTGGAAACAGGACGGAATGCTTGCTACCTGCATTGTCTGCCTTTCTCTTTTGTCTTCTAGTTGATGGGTCGCGGCTCATACCTGTCGCCGCTTCCCGGTTCGATCTGAGTCTGCCGACTCAGTAGATTTCCACAACCTCAAATTAGATGAACGTGCCCTGCTCCGACGATGAGCATGTTTCTCATGGTCGTTTTAGGTAGGATGTGATCCAGCGTGTCGTCGCCGCGATGTTTTTAAGTTGGACTTCATCGCGGTCAGTATTTCGCACTGCAATGAATGTTAGCTGCCATTCGTCGCGAATGCAGATCAACAACTGATCGACGGTCGTTCCTATGTATCCGTCGAAATTGCAGTTGTCGTCTGCGCGGTAGGTCAGGCCATCCTTTCCAATGTGGGCTGTGAATTCCCATCCATCGTGCCACTGTGATAATGCAGCGCGGATTTCAATCAGGCGTTCGATCTCTGTTTTCATCTTGTCTTGTAGGTCGCCGCGTCCCCGGTTCCACCAGGCCCCAGTTCAGTCAGCGGATTGTTCCACATGGAACATTAGTCAAGAACCAGGGGCGCGAACACGTCTAAATTCTCGAAAATTCGGCTGTGCTTGTTGAAGGTCGGGAACTCAAACCCAACTTTGCCGCCCACCTCAATGGCGTTGTGGTTACGGACTCGGTAGCATGGACCTGCGTAGCCGACACTCCCCATGTCTCCCCAGGCGTGAAACAGCAGGGCCTTGGATAGCGTCACGGTCAAGTCACCCGGCGCGTGCCAAACGTCGATGCGCTCAACCTCGGGTGGAATAGGTGCGTTTCGGTCCAGGGCGGGGTTGAGGAAGATCAGACGCTTGAAGACCGGGCGAAGCCAGGCCGCGTTCAGGAGCTTGCGGCACCCGTCGCTGTGGCCCAGGCCGGTGATCTCATGCTCGCCATCCAGAACTTCGGCATCGGACAGCTTCTCAATGATCTGCCGCGCACGCAGCTCGTTGCGAAAACGGCTACGGGCGGCGGCGAAGAATTCGAATCCACGGTCAGCTTCAAGGAAGCGATACCCACGGGCCTCGGCGTAGGACCGGAATCGGTCCGTCGTGGCGGCTCCGTTGTCCCTGACGTTGAAGCCGTGGGCGGTGATCAGGACGGGCTTCACTCCCTGAGTCGTTCCAGGTCTTCGATGACGTTGCGATCAGCACCGGCATTCGTCGCGGCTTCGATGGTGTCCCCGACCTGGTCCTTGGATGCCGGGATCGGAATGCCCTTCGCGGCCAGGAACAGCTTAGTGCCTTCCTTGAGGACTTCGGCAAATTCCTTCACCTTGGTGTCCCGGTCCAGCTTGGCGATGCCATAGGCTCTATGCGTTTTAGCCGTGGCGTTGGTCTTCTCACCAGTAAACCCCTCCATGCTGTCCTGGGCTGCAATACCGCCGCCGTGGGTCACCCCGTGGTCGTGTGACTCACTTGCGATGCCCAGCTTGACCGGCAGGATCTCGATGCCCAGGACGTTCAGGAGCGCGAAACGCTTCCCGCCCTTTGCCATGCTTTGAATCATGTCAGCAAGCTCTGCTTTCTCGGTGGCGTCCTCCGCGCTCAAGTATGCGGCGACAATCTCTTTCGGCACCCCGGCATAATTGTCGTTGTGGTCGCTGTGGCCGTGGCCGCTCGAGATGCATCCTGTCAAAAGGGTAACACCGAGCGCAAGCGCGATCAGTCCAATCAGGCGAATTGTCATTGTCTTCACGGCATCCCTTTTATCAGAACGGCCGCGCCGGTCAAGGTGCTTGTGGGTGCCCCTTGGTGGGGTGCGGTGCGTGTACTGTACTATCTGTTTTCGTTCCCAAATTCCAGCGTGCGGACCCGTAGTAGTCAATCCGGTCGACGCGCTCCTCCAGCCACATGCGGTGGTTGAGACTGTTTCTGTTTTCCAAGTCGCTGATCTTGTCGCGGTAGGTCTGCTCGACATCCATCTTTTCCCGCAGATTCTGCACCTCCAACAAAACGGTTTCGGGGTGGCCCTCCTTCTCGGAGTGTTCTTCCAGGCGATTCAATCGGTGCTGGATTGGGTACCATACCAGGGTACCCACCATGCCAATGGCGACCAGCATCACGGAAAGCGATTGCCAGTTCGTTTTGCCCTGCTGGGTCAGCGAGTGTTGAACCGCGTTTGTTAAGCCGTCGATCTTTGAGTTTGTGGTCGCCGCGATGGCCTCCATGCGTGACTCAATGGCGTCGTCCCGGTCATGTAGGTGCCCGATCTCCGTCATGATCGCCTGCAGCCCTTTTTCCTCTTTCTCTAGTTGTTTCATGGCGCGTCGTATTCTGTTCGTTTTAGCGGCGGCGGTGCTCATTGTTTCCTTCGATGGGCCACTTGTCCAGTGGGCAGGTTTCCGTTTCCAGCCAGAGCTTGAGTCGCGTGCATCCGCACGCTCTACATTTCCCAAGTCCCGCATTCGCGGTGCCGTCCCATCTGTCGCAAGCTCGGCAAGTTTTCATGCGCTCATTGAAGCGCGGTTCGTCTACCGTAGCAAATCCTGCCTTGGCCCACTTGCTCATGGCCTTGGCGAAATTGGTCACCATGTCGATGGCTGTGGGGTGCCTGGTCGGGTGTGCCCTGCTGATCCGGTCATAATCCTCGCGGCTCAGTTGAACCAGGTCACCGACCGGCGTGCCCAGGCGTTCCACGTCGGCGAGGTAGGCTGCTGGGTCGTCCTTCAATTGCGCGGCCTTCTCAATCAGTTGTCGACTGATCTGCATCATGGCGCGGGGACCGGCTCCAGCCAAACACAGTTGAGCAACGAACCGTAAGCCGGATCGACGGTCGAAACCTGGGTAAACGTCACCTTGTCGGTGGTGTTCCCTGGGACGGTCCAGCGATAGCGGGTGAACCCCTTGTTCCATGGGAGGATAATGGTCTCGTTTACAGGACCGAATTGAACACGCACGGATGTTTGGTCCCCACGGCGATTCTCCCCAGCGAGATACACCACAAAGTAGTGGTCTCCCTCTCCTGTTGCCCATTGGTCTGTCGTTCGGATGGTGGAGTTCCCGGGAGTCCCGGCCAGGTCTATGAACCGGCCCTGTCCTGGGATGATTACAAACTGGCATCCCTCACCGACACCGTCCGTCTTCCCGCGCAGGAGTTCCCAGGTCGGGGGAAGTGGAGCGTTCAGCCCGCACGGAGCGGTTGACCAGTCCTCGCTGAAAATCGCGCTTTCGGGAATGACGCACGCGCAACACCCACATGGACCGTTCAGCTTCATTGGGGATCGTAGGGGTCGCTGCAGAGAAACAGAGCTTTCTTGTCGACGCCCTCTACGCATACGTCGATTTCGCGGATGTAGAGCTTCTTCCCAAGGCACTTTGACAGTTCGATCAATACCTGGCTGTCCGGCTCCACCTGGCCCGATGACGTGGCCTCGGTCTTTTTGGCCTGCAGGTTGAACGCCAGGTTCTCGGCGTCGAATACCATCTTGGCGATCTGATCAATCCCGGCCGCGTCGTTCACGTTTGCGATGGCCTCCTTCCTCATGGTCATCTTGCCGACGCCTTCGTGTGCCTTGTCCGTGTCCTGTCCTGGGCCGTGGGTTGGGTTGGTCACCTTGCTGCCGGACACTTGGCCGCTGGATTGCGTTCCCGGTGCTGTCCACCGTTCCCTGGTTCGGTTGACCATCAAAAGCTGGATCAGGTCGCCGACGCCCAGGTGCTTCGCGACTCCAATGTTCACCTGCGTCGTTCCGGCGTCGATGTTGAACGTCACCTGCTGGACCAGGCTGCGCATGGTTGCCCATGCCGCGTCACCGTTCGTCACGTTGACCACGTTGCCCATGCCAATCACCGTGTTGTCGATCTCCTGGGCAGCAAGTCGAAAGCTGCCGTCATACTGCAGTTCGTTCAGGGCGTTGTAGTATGCCTCGGCCAGTCCGGTCGGGATCGGGTCTCCCGCCTGGAAGCTGTCCAGCTTCTGCCAGGTTCCCGTGTAGGCGTTCGTCGCGTTGACTCTCAAATTGAACGGTTGGCGCAAGAAGGCGGTCTCGACTCCGTTGGCGGTCACCTTTTTGTAAGCGGCCGTCCCCTTGAGTGTGTAGGACTGAAGATCGACCTGCACCCCGGCAATCGGCGCGTTGGTCTTGTTCCACCAGCCTGGCGTCAAGCTGCCTTCCACGATGTCGTTGAACAGGGCGGGAGGGACACCGACTCCGGTGTTGTAGTCGTATTCGCTACCGTCTGGGTAAATCACTTTGTCGACCACCGCACCGAATGATGCGACATCGACCTCGCCCGTGTTCGCCAAGCCCAGCTTCTCCAGTAGGTAGCCGTAACCCAGGCCGCTGAACGCCATCGTCCTCGTGGTCACCTGGGCCTCGGTGTATTGAACCGAGAACCCTTGCAAGGGGATGGTCATTACCAGGACTCCGAACCCGACCTCGTTGGTGTTCGCCGGGTAGGCGTCGGGCGTGGTGGTCTGCCAACTGTTCCCATTCACCTGGTTGGTTTGCTGATACTTCAGCAGCACGCCGGGCACCTGCAGGTCGTGACGCGGGTTAAGGTGGCCCTGCATGATGATGTCGCCCCCGGTGGTCCCGTCTCCGTTCTTGAATTCCTTCGCGGTCAGGTCGGGCCGGCGTTTGATGTGCAACGTCGGCGGGCTGGTCGTGTAGTCGAACCAGGTCACCGCGTCCGGCATCCATCGCAGTTGCTTCTTGATGACCTCGGCGCACATGATGTCCTCATGCTCGTCCTTGGGGATCTCGACGCCCGGGTAGTCGTTGGCCTTCTGCAGCTCGGGCGACACCGGCACAGTCTGTTGTCCGGCCGCGTAGGTGTAGAAGTCGATCACGTCTTCAAGCTGTTCCTGGGTGTTCAGAAAAACCCCGTTCACTCCCTGGTTCAGAATGACGTGCGACAGGTAGCCGCCGACCAGGCTGCTTGCGGGATTAGATGGGTCAACCGCCTGATACCACTTCTGCATGTATTCCAGCCGCTCCAGCCAACGCCAGGGACCGCGCACGGTGTAGTGGTGGGCCTCGGCACCGGCTCCCTGCTCCTGGGGATGCTGCTCAACCCATCCCACAAAATAGACCGTCTCCGTGACCGCAAGCGTGTCCAAGTTGGTGATCTGCTTGCGTAGGGTCAGCTTCGTCTCGTATGGGAACACCATGGCCGTCTCCCATTGCTGCACCGGCATGGTGAACTTGAGTTCGTCGGCGGCTTGGCTGCGCAGGGTCAGCGACAAGTTGCGGATGTTCCATTCGCCCGCGGTCTTCTTGTCCCCGCCAAATACTTCGATTGTCCAGTCGGTGCGTGTCATCGGGTGTCCAGTCGGATGTTGGCGATGCGCTCGTTCTGGGCCTCCATCTGCGTGGCCAGGTTCTCAAGTTGTTGCCGGGTCAGTAGCTGTCCGTTGGCCGTGATCTGGAAAAAGTTCCGCATCGCCTCCTGGAACAGCTGGGACTGGTTTGCTTGGTCGCCCTGGGCCTGCTGCAGTGCCCGGTCAGCGGCCGCGAAATCGGCTCCACCCACTTGGCTTGGATTCGTGGCCGGTCGTGCGTTGAGGGCACTTCCCGCTGTGCTGACACCCCCGGTGCGGTTCAAGTCGATCTGGGACGATTCTGCGGCCGATACGGCAGCTTGTAGGTCGGGGCGTTGCTGCAGGGCTTGGATGTCGGCTACGCTCCCCCCGGTTTCCGCCTCGGCGATCTTGCGCTCGTCGATCATCTTCTCCAGCTTGATCTGGAGATCCTCGGCCGCTCGTTGGTTCGCAATGGAACCCTGAGCGGTCCCGGCCTGGTTCGCCAAGGCGGTGAACTTGTCGATCTGCTTTCGTAGGTTGTCGACGGCGTCACGGAACTGCTGGTTTTCGACACGGGACATTTGGTTGACCGCTGCTGTGTCGGACTTCAGTTTAAACTCCTCGACCGCGGACTTGGAAGCGTCCATCGTGGCCTCCACCTTCTTGCGGGCGTTCTCCAGGGCGGCGTCGTTCTGTTCCCTGGTCTCCTTGAGGGTTTCCAGGATGCCCTTCTTCAGAGACTCCAACTCCTGCATCCGCTTCATCGGTCCCTGCACAACCTGCTCGCTGGTGATGAGGTCGGAGCCTTCAACGGCTGCGCGGCCTGCTTCCAGCTTCCGGCGTCGGGCGTCCTGGCCCTGGCCGATGGCTCGATCCCGTGCTTCCTGAAGTGCAGATACGCGCTTGTCGATTTCCGCTTTCTCCGCGTCGGTGGTGGGTTGGAAGTAGCCCGGCCCCATGCCGGTTACGTCGGGGTGGTAGGTGCCGTCACGTCCTGCCAGGGCCTCCCTGATCTGCGTGTCCAAGGTGCCTACACGAAACTGTGCCGCCTGTTCTTCCCGTCCGGCCTGCTGGCGGTCCTGCAGTAGCTTCAGGGCCTTGTCATACTCCATGACCTGCTCCTGAAGTTCTTGGTATTTCCCGGCGATGAATTCGGCCGTCGCCCGGTTCGCCTCAATCACCTTGTTGTTGTGTTCCAGGGTCCGCGCCAGGGCAAGTTGCTCATACCGTTGCCGGATCTCAAATTCCTTTTTGATGGCGGTCTGCTCGTCGACACCACCGCGCCCCGCGCCCAGCTTGCGCTTGCGTTCCAGTTGGGCGAGCTCCAGGGCCATCTGCGCGTTCGCCCGACGATCCTCTGCTGCCTTGAGCCGGTTCAATGCCGACTCCTCCTCGGCCAGGGCCGCGGCTGCGTCCCTGGTTGCGGCCGCTAGGTCTTTCTGCACCTGTTCCAGGTTCTTGGCGATCCGATCCTGATCCTCCATCGACATCGTCAGGTTCTCGGTCGCGTTGGCAAAATCGTTCACCGGGTCAATGGTGGTCGTCAGCACGTCGGCCCAGAACCCCGTCACCAGGATGAGTTGCTGCATGATTTCTTGCAGTATGCCGGACTTGCTTATCCAGTTGCCGATCCCCCCAAAGAAGTCGCCCACGTTGTTCTTCAGGGTCGTGAACTGCCCGGTCAAGGTCTTGGTCTTGGCCTCCAGCATTCCACCGCCACGCTGGGCAAGTTGCTCATAAAGTTTGTCCAGGGTCTTGGTCTTGTCCCCCATGTCCTCCACAACAATGCCGTATTCGGAAAACATGCCGAACTGCCCCTGCAGTGCCCTTTTGATGACCATCGACGCAGACTCGATGTTACCGCCCATGAGGCCCGCCAGGTTCTTGACGGCCTCCATGTCCTTTTGTAGTCGCTGGGTGTTGCTGCCGAACTGAAGCAGGTTTGCGGCGGCTCGGTTCCAGCGTTCGTCCCCGACGTTTGTCGCGCTCTGGAAATCGTTGCTCAGAGCCTGGATCTGCTTTCGGACCTCTGGGACGTTCTGCCCCATGTTCTTCAGCGCGTTGTCCAGCTCCGCGACTGCGTCCTGCTTTTGCGAGAATTCGTCCAAGGCCCTGCGGGCACCCTTCAGTGCGGCCGTGAACCCCATCACGACCACGGCGAGCTTGCCGAAGGCTGCACCCATGCCCGGCAGCTCCTTCCCGGCGTTGATCATGCCCTTGAGTCCACCGCCTGCGCCCTTGTAGGCGTCACGCAGCTTCATGGCGTCGTCCTTGAGCTGCCCCAGGCCCTTCTTCTGTTCCGGTTGCTCGGGAGGCTTGATGTTGTGTTTCTTTTGGAGCGAATCCAGTTGCTCCTCAAGCGGGGCCGTCTCGGCTCCCATCTCACGCATCTTGGCGATGGTTTTCTCCAGGCCGTCGGCGGCACGGACTGCCGCTGCCGCTTCTGAGTTGAGCGCGGTGTCCAGCTTGGTCAGCTCGGCCTCGAGATTCTTGGTCTCCCCTCCCGCCTCCTTGGTTGCATTGATGGCCTCCTCAAGTGCCTTCTTTGTCTTCTCGGCGTTCTTGAGGTCACCAACGGTCTCAATCTCAATGCGGAACTCGTTGCCCATGCTTTTATTTAGATCAGGTCAAGGCTGAATCGACAAACCTATTCAGTCTCCTTGTCCTCGTTGCGGTCTGCGAAATACTGCTCCATCTCCTGCACTACGTTCAGCTTGTCGGTGTTCCAGCGCAGCGTCCCGTCCTCGTCGTAAATCAGTTCCTTTGCCGGGTCGACGCCAATTACAATCTTGCTCCGGTAGGCATACTGCCGGTCTTCCCTGGTCCCGTGGAACAGGTGCTTCACCCTGCAGTGGATGACGCCGATCTGCCCGCGCACGTAGCGATGGACCGGCTCACCCCACCGCTTCATGTCGTCGATGAACTCATGGTTGTATTGCTTGAAGAACCAGGTATCCCAGAACCCTTGAAACCCGCCGAAGGTATGCACCGCGTCACCGCCCCCAGTGATCATCTTGTCATAGAGTCCATCGAAGCGGGTGAACAGTTCCCGGTGAACTGCCCAGGCTCCCCCTGGTCGGCCCTTTCCATGGGGCGGTCGCTTGTTCGGGTCATCGCGGCCCAGGACGCACCACTCTTGCGCCAGGCTTGCGCTGTCGGCCCGTGTGATGGTCTTCAGGTCCGGCCCAAGGTCGTCCATGTAGTTCCAGCACTGGACGGCCGGGATGTGGTCGAGCCGGTCGCTTGCCTCCCAGGCCCAGTCATGATGCTCCCAAAGCATGTCACAATCCACGAACGCGATCTTTGTGAACCTGGGCGGGACGATCCGCTCGCAGTGGTTCAGCAGGTTCTCTTTGTGCATGAATCGCTCCTTGACCGGAACATGCACCGTCTCGTTGTTGTGGATCGTGGGCTTGTGCCCCGGCAGGACTCCCTCGGCTGTGTAGACTGGAACACCTGCTCGTCGTAGTGCGTCGAGAAACAGGTCGTAGTTCCGTCTCAGGTTTCGGGTTCCTGCAGGGTTGTAGTAGCAGGTAATGACAGCGATGTCTGTTCGGACCGGGAAGGGTCTTCGCTCTGGCGTTGTGGTCTGAACCGGCGTCGGCGCGGTTGGTTGCTCGGCTTGAATACCATGCTCCCGTTCTTCCGCTGTCGTTGGCTGGGCTTTAGACGCACCGCTTTTGTCATACCATCGCGGCATCGATCACCGGGCGGTTCAGTCGCAGGTGATTGAGAACGCGGCCGCCAGCCAGCGAGGCGTGTCGCCGGATACGATGGAACGGCTCTGCGTCAAGGCACCCCAGAACAGCAGGTTGCCGCTGCTGGAGGCGTCGTAGATGCCCCAATGCGTCACGGTTCCCCAGTTGGCCGATGCCTGCGGGAACTGGACCGTGGTCCCGTTCTCCTTCTTCGACACCCCTGCCGTTGTGGTGGCCGCTGGAAAGTTTGTATCGTTGTTTGTCATCTCCACGCGGGCGTAGCTGCCCCCGGTGACCTCTGTTCCGTTTCCGTCGTCGTCCGGCGCGGCCGTGAACAGGGCGAAGTAGACATTCGTTGGGGCCGTGTAGGCGGCTGCTCCCAGGACGTGGTCCAGGATTTCCTTTTCGAGATAGTTGCTTGCTGCACTCATACGTTTCCTTTCTATGCTTCATCGCCCATCGAAGCAATCGCGTAATCATGCTCGATGTCGATTCGTTGGGCCGATGTCCAGGCCCAGTTCCAAAAGTGATAATACGTTCCGGACTTCGGGTTCTGTGCCCCACTGGTCGATGTCGGGTGCGTCCCGTTCACGTGAGAACCAATCTGCCCGTCAGGCAAATAAAATACACTCGGCACCCCGGTTCCTAGTGTGCTTCCCCATACAACCAATCGGCCGGTTGTGGTGATGGCGGCGGCGATGGCCTGGCTTGAGTAGGTGCTCAACGCTACGTCGATGGCTCCCTCGTCGATCACAAAGTCAGGGATGGCTGCGGTCACTGCGGCGTCTCCACCCAGGGGAAACGTCACCGTGCCGTCTTCCTTCAGGGCAATTGCCATGTCTCCAGATACCTTGCACTCGATGAACCGCGTCCCTGATCCGCTGTCGTAGTAGCTCGCGCCTGCGGAATCTGTGATTCGCAACCGCCCAGGTGATTTGCGCCCCCCGACCAGGTAGGCGAACCCTGCGTAGGTGAATGCCTCGGCACTTGGGTCGATGTAGGCGAACTTCCCGTTGGCCCGGTTGTTTCCGCGCATGTGGGAAACTGGTCCCGACATCGGCGGCAAGGTCAGCCATGTGCTTCCGCTGATCTTGTAGAGTTCAGCAGGCCAGGTTGTGCTGGTGTAGAACTGATACTCCGTCGCAGGAACCGGCACGCAGTAGATGCCGCCGACCGTGTCCTTTGCGACGAACAGGCTTCGCAGGTATTGATACCTCGGGCGCATCATGCTGGCGGTGGGCTGCGGACAGTTGCCCCATGCAAACGTGATCTGCGGCTTGCCCGTGGCTACACCGTACGCAGCTTGGAAGAAATACGGGTAATTGTTGTTCGACACGTAGCCGACTGCGATGTCCTCGGTGAATTGATGGAACAGCGCGTTGTCTCTCGTTATGATCGGTTCGACATGGTATTCGGCCGGGGCAGTTGGGTTTCCGAACACCTGCGCATTCCCTACTTCTTCTGGAACGTAACCATAAGAGCCAATCACTGGATACTTCGAAATGATGGCGCGATGCCCCCACACACCACCGTCATACATTTTGGGGTTGTGCCGGGCGACCCAGAACTTCGGCGTCGTAATGACGTGGATCATGTCCTCACGCCAACCTGCAGACGTGTTCTTGCTGAACTCAAACTCGCTTGCCTTCTTGAACCAGGACGCAGGCAGCAGGTCGTTGTTGTTGTAGGTGTCCGGCCAGGCCCAGACATTCCCCGCTACGGGTGGTCCTGCAGCGACCTGAATGCTCATCGCGTCCTGGTTGCCCAGCTTCACAATCTCGAAACCAACTTCGTGATCGAACTCCATGCTGCCCTCGTCGGCGGCATCCGTTCCCAGGGCCATCTCGAGGGTTAGGTTCTGCTCGATGATGCCCTGCGCTTCGAACACTTTGAAACCCATCTTGGTGCGGGTGTCTCCGATGTAGCTGATGCTCATGCTGCCGCCGTTGTAAAAACTGACCGCATACCACTTGTAGGGCTTGTCGTTGGTGATGGTGATTTCCTTCACCTCGTTCCAGTCCCAGTCTAATGCCCCGTTCTCATAGAGCTTTTCCCACATGAATTCGCTCGTCGGAGTCTCCAGTGTCGATCCCCAGATGCGGACGCCCCTTGGAACCCACCAAAGCGTGGCTTTGTTGAACTTTCCGAGTCTGAACCGCTTTGCGATTGCGCCTCCGGTCTGCGGGACGCGCACGGCTAGAATCGGAAGGATGTCCTTCCCTTGGTAAGCCGAGTAGGGCGCGTTCGTCAGGTAGGTGCTGACGTAGTTCGCGTCGTCGTTGGCCCCGTAATAGGCCGGGGTTAGCTGATACGGGTTCCAACCGTAGGCGTCCTTGATCTCGACGTTTACGTTGAACACGTCAGCAGGGTCCGGTGGGTTCGCAACCAGTATGTAGGGCGGGGAATGGGTGTTGCCCTCTCCGATCAGCAGGCGGGCCTTCTGCGGGCTGGGGGCGTCGTCCCCGGTGAAGGGGTTCCAGATGTCCACGTACGCGGCCGCGTCCTCCAGGAACTCCATCTGCGCCGTGCCGACCAAACTCATGTCCATTGTGATCAGAGACGTGCTGTGCTGGAACCGCATCACTGCAGCCGCTCCAAGATCCCAATAATTCGGCCCGACCTCTCCAACGAACTCGATGTCAGCAGTCGCTGCAAGCTCGACGGGGTTGCCCTCCACGGTGCCGATGAACTCGACCTCCTCGGTTGCAGCAATGGCCATGTCGGCAGTCAGGTTCGCGGACGGGTTCCCGAATGACATCGCGCTGTGCGCTGTCAGGTTCCGAAGCAATTCAAGGATCGGTGCCCCGTCGATCACCTGCATTGCACCGGCCGCTTCAAGTTGAACGTCCAGGCCCAAGTTCTGGTCGCCGCCTTCGAAGTCCATGAACACATCCTGCGACACCAGGACGATCTCGCCCTCGTCCACGTTGACCAGGTCGGACAGCCTGCAGATGAAAGGCATCTCGGCCGTCGACTCCAGGACGTTGTCCATCGTGAGCGCATCGCCTCCGGTGGCGAAGTCCATCGACACAGCGGAAGCCATGGATACCGGGTTGCCGGACTCAGCAACGCCAGCGTGGTGCTTCCTTCTGTGGTGTTCGTGGCCCTGGGGCATGGCTTATGTCCAGACGACTGGTTCCGTGGTGGTTTCCTTATACTGCATTCGGGCTTGATGCAGCCGGACCTTGTCCCCGGCCGTGTCGTTCCCGTGGGTGCCTTTGCGCCTGATCCTGATCCACATTGTTGTGGTCTGGCTGTGGGTGCCGGACGGGGTCACGTTAAACACCGGGCTGTGCTTCTTCTCCGCGATGTCCGGCAACGTGGTGTCGACCTCCACTTCGGCTGGCCAGGCAACACTGTCGATGTCGACCTCGTCTTCGATCAGAACCGCGCTGACTCCGAACCGGGCAATGTTGCCCGCGACAATGCTTCCCTGGCCCTGCAGGACCAGCTTCATCTTGAAAGCGTTCCCGTCCCACTCCTGGGGCAGTGTCGTCTTGATCTGCACCTGCTCAGCGGCCGCGTCGGCGAACAGGTAAAGGTCGGCGACTCTGTTCTCGGTCGCCGTGCTGTTGACCGCGGCCTCGGCTGGGTCCGCGCTGGGTGGTGTCATGGAGGCAGCATCGAAGACGCGCTCCCGGTAGCTGCCCACGTTGACCGATGCGGAGTCAGAAACCAGTTCGTGAATCCTCGCGCCCGTGGCGTCGATCATTACCCCTCGTCCGATGGGTACCTCGCCATAGGCTGCGAACTGGCCCACGACGAAAATCAGGTCATCCGATACCACGACCACCTGAGTCGGGCGCACACCTGCAAACCCGGTGAACTCGACCAGGTTGATGCCCTGTGCGTCCACGCGATACAAGTTCCAGGCTGTCACGGCCGTGCCGTTGATGGTGGTCAAGTTGCCGGTGAAGTAGATGCGGCCCAGGCTGTCGATGGCCAGGGGGATCACATGGCTGTCGGCGTCCTTGGTGCAAGTGAAGTCGAACCCGGTGAAGGGCGTCCCCCTGGTTCCGGCCGTCCCGGCGTTCAGTTTGATCAGGCCGCTGCCGTCGTCATTGCTGCCACCTCCCCAAATGTAGTCGCTCCCGCCGTCATGGCTATCGCTGCCCCCTGCGACGATGTAAGCCCCGTTCGGGTCGGGGATGATACAATCTGCCCCGGCATTCCATCCAACGCCCCCTTGACTGCCCCAGAGCGATTCAACGGCCCCTGTGAAGACGCCGCCCGAGTCCTCGCAGAAGTCCAGGGCCTTGATTGCCTGGGGATTGTCGGTCGAGCCGTAGGTCGCGCCCGGTTTGCTGGTCAGGTAGGCGTAACACCCGATCACCGCCAGGTTGTTGAAGTCGTCGTCACCCGTCTCTGTGAACAGGGTCGCCCCCGTGTAGTCTGTGACGCGCAGCGTGCGATGGGTCAGCAGCAGAATCTTGTCCTCGAGAATGTCCAGGGCCAGGAGTTCGTCGGTGCCGCTCACCGCGATGGTGGCCGGGCTGGTCCAGGTGCCGACCACTGCGCCCAGGGGCGTGATCATGTGAACCCATGCAGAGCTGCCCCCGTTGTAGGTGGTCTTCGCGTTGTGGCCGATCAGCAGGTTGCCTCCCGGCATCACCTTGATGTAGCTCGGGCCTGCGCTGAACCCGCTGCCTGCATCGAACAGGGGATCGACCTTGCCGTATCGGTCCAGCTTCACGATCCCAGGGGCGGGCACGTTGTCCCAGGTGGTGAAGTCGCCAATCAGGAAGATCCAATTCCCAGACTGCACCGCGTTGTTCACGTTCCCGTTCGCCCATCCGATTTCACTCAGGTCGAACCGCGCCTTGTCGGCCGCTGACATGAATCCGGCCGCTCCGCTGGTTGCCAGGCCCGGCATCGGGTGCGTGTGGTCGCTGTGGCTGAGTTTGCCGCTCGTTCCGACCGAACCGGCCCCGGCTACGGTCAAGGCTCCAGGTGTGGACGTGGAGAACTGATAGTCGGAACCCTGGGCAAGCAGGCCCCAGGGTAGACCACTGCCCACGTTGGCCGGGTCGTCTGGATCGTTGTCCAGGTTCCCGTTTTGCTGGCTGATGTAGGTGCTGCCCAGTCGGAACACAGCCTGGCCAATGGTGTAGGTCGTGGCCTCGTTGTAGGTGCCCTGCCAATCGAAGTCGGACGGGAGCAGAACCCAGTTATTGATGTCGCTCGCGTCCGTGCCGTTCAGCCAATAGATCCGGTTGTTGTCCACGCGCAGGGCGATGTCGCCCTTGTTGGCGGTCAGGGCCAGCATCGTGGTCTGGTCCGCGACTGATTCATGAACCGAGCCGTGCGCCTTGAGGATGTTGACGACGTTCGTCGCAATGTCGGCCGTGTTCTGGGCGATGTCGTCAATCAGGTCTTGGATTGGTGCGGCTAGGGTGTAGCGGGCGTCGGACTCCTCGGCAGTGTAGTAGCTGGGACGGTAGACCATCGCCGTCACCAGGGCGTCAGGTGTGCCGGACAGTGTCACCTCAGTCGTCCCCGCGGTGAAGCGGGTCTCGGTGGTCGTGATCACGTTGCCGTCGTTGTCGATCTGGGTATCGTTGGCTCCCTTCTCCCAGGTGTAGACCTTGTTCGCGGTCACCGCCAGGACGTAGTTGCCGCTGCCATCGTAGACGGCCCCGTTGGGGATCAGGGAATCCCCGACCACCGGGCTGTTCTCCAGGGTGCCCGCTCCGTCTTCGTGTACGGTGAGCAGGGTCGCGCCCAGGGTGATCTCCTTCGCAGGCGTGTCGGTGGTCAGGGCATAGAATACCAGCCAGAGCTTGCGCGTGTTCGCGCCCTGCATGTCGAACCGGCTGTTGGACGTTGCAATCTCAAACGTGGCGTGCTGATCCGTCCCGGCTGTGAAGTTGGCGAGAACCAGGCTCCGGTTGATGTCCGCATACGCGACGGTCTCCTCGTAGATGTTGGCCCCTCCCAGGTCGTCGGGGTCTTTGATGACCAGGTTCACCGAGTCGAAGCACGACACATCGACCAGGGCGTCGTTTTCGAAAAAAGCGGCTTCGATCTTGATGTCGTTGCCGCGCCAAATCTCGGGCGCTTGTGAAGTCAGCGCATCTTGAAACTGGGTGCGCTTGTTGACGATGACCTTCGGACGGATTCTCGATGTGCAAAATGGCATGGCTTGCTCCTCATGTTGGGACGGTTGACTGCAGCATACCGCCAACCGCCGTGTAGGTGTATCGGGTCGTCACTCCCACATGATCACCGTCGAGGGCCTGCAGTTTACCCTTGGCGAAGTAGTATTTCCTCTCTGCGCTGTTCTCGTCGCGGATCGTGATCGTGATGCTGTCCACCAGGACTGGCAGCAGTGAAGCGTGCAGCAGCAGATGATCGTACGCGTCGAACAGGGTGGCGTGTTCCTTGATGACGTGCAGCGAGATGGACGCGGACAGGTTCTCCCGGTCGAACGTGTCGATGTGTCGAGCGCGGGGATACGCCTGCGACTCGATGATCCGGCCAGTCTTTACCTTGAACTGACTGACTGGATCACCGAAGTCGCAGAGGACGTATTGACCGATCTCGAACTTTACGTTCACGACGCGGCGACAGTGTAGAACGGATCAGGTGCACCGGCTGTGAAGCCGCGAGTCGCGATCAGGCCGATCTCGCCCTGGCGCAACGTGACGTTTCCGAACTGGAACCCGGCAGACTTGAGCTGCGCGGCCTTCAGGGTGATCACAACTCCCGTGGCGGTCAGGGCCAGGTCGTTGCTGTTCGCGTTTAGGGATCGCCCGCGTGCGGCCCCGGTGTCTTGCACCAGCAAAGCGGTGTTGATGTTGGCCTCTGGGATGTTGGCCGGGATGCACTTTGCCATCGCTCCCGTGCTCGCGAACTTCATGTCGTAGGTGCCAATGTCGTCCATCGGCACCGGACTTGTCTGAAGGTCGAAATCAATCGTCCAACCAGTTTGCGTCTCGATGTCGTCCCAGGGCGAGGAACCCCACGCGGCCGCGAGCGGCTGGGTCAGGATCGCAGCGGGGTCGAACCCGGTGTCGGACCAGGCGTTGCTGGCGATGGTGAACAGCGAATCGGCCGTCGACCACGCGGTATTGTCCTTGCGGATCGCTGTGAACTCGACCGCGCCAATCATGGTCTCGGACGCGCTGCCGCGAATCGTCGGGATCTTGGTCAGGGCAGCGGCCGGGAACGTGTAGAGCTTCCCGTCAACGGATTGGATGGTCAGCGGGATGTCTCCCGAGCTCTCCCCGTAGCTGGCCCCGTCGAAGATCGACGCGCCCACGGTGAAGGCCCCATACGGCCAAAGGATTCCCAGGCTTTCCCACTCGCCCGCTGGTTCGAAGCTGATGACCGCCATCACGTCGATGGCTCGCTCGTCAACTTTTCCGTATGCGGCGACCGGAACTTCCATTGTCTGGATTTCGGTCTGCACGCTGATGTCGCCCTTGGAATAGAACACACCTCCTCGGTATGTTACGCGGGCCGGTCCTGCAATAAGGCTTGCTCTTGTCATTTTGTTGTCTCCGGTTCGTGTTTATGCGGCGGCATCGTGGCGATACTAGGTAAGGTCACCGCTTTTGCAATCTCCGATTGCCTGCCGGACACTCTCGCAAAACGGTCGGTCCAGGTGGGCGTCGGGGTGAACGCCTGCGATCTGCAGGCCTGCTTTCTTCAGTCCCATGTCCACTGACATGGCTCCCAGGGCGATGCCCACCGACCGGCTCAGTCCGGCCGAGCAGTGGATCAGCACCTTCGGATAGTTCTGCCTCAGCCAGATTGCCGTTCTCACGGCGTGGATGATCCTTCGGCTGTCGTTTGCCCCTGTGTCGGACAAAGGCACCCAGAAACGATGTGGTGCCTGTTCTGTGCCTTTTCTGCAGACGTTCAGGACCGCCCCGTCCCTGGGGAATTGTTCGGCGTCGTTGTGGTTGCCGACGAATAGTTCTTCATCAACTTCAATCATGGCTGTTCGTAGAATCCTCCTGCCATCGCACTGTCGATCATGTCGGCCTTGCTCGCGACGGCGTGCAGCATGGCCAGGTCGTTGACGTAGTTCAGCGTCACTGCCCCAGTGTAAAGCGTTCCATTGCCCGCGTGCGGGTAGGTGCCGTCGGTGGTGTAGTAGACCGACGCGCCCGCCTCGTTGTTGGTGATGGTCACCGACACCGGGTTGCCGCTCGTCGCGGACAGGGTCGGAGCCGCGCAGACTGCAACACGTGCCTTGTCGGCCTCCCGATACTTGAACCGGACCTCGTAGGCCAGGGGTGCGATTGGGTCTTCGACCGGCACGATGGTCGGGTTTTCGGTCGAGAGGACCGTGCAGAACCCTGCAGCCTGAAAATGATTCATCACCCGCAGGATGCGCCTGGCCAGGGCCAGGGCTGATTTCCCGGTCCCGTTGGCCCCCGTGTTGAATACCGGGTTCTCCAAGACGCGGAAGGCCTGCTCAGTGTCCAAGGGCGACTGCTGGATGGCCTCCGCGAATGTCGATGCGACCGGCGACATGACCATGATGGCCGCGCCCACCTTGTCGGTCCGTGCAGTCATCACGGCCAGGCTGTTGGTGATCTTCGATTGCAGGTTCTCAATGCGCTCATAAAAGATCGGCACGTCGGCGAACCACGGGTCGGCAAGCAGTCGCTCCCGTAGGATCAACTGCATCTGTTCCAGGATTAGGTCATTCGGTGCGCTCATTTGATCTTCGCTAGTTTGCCCAGGGTCGTTTTCATGGTGGCGATCAGCTCCTTGTCCTTGGGGATCACCTCGGGCGTTGGTTTCTGGTTCACCGACCGGCGCAGGACGTAAAGGATGTTCCAGCGTGCCCGCAGGCGTTCGCCCTTCTTTCGCTTGCCCTTGCCGTTCCTGGGTGTGGTGTCGCCCGGGATGCCCAGGGCGACCGGTTTACCGTCCTTGTTGAATACCAGCTTCAGGTCAGGGAACTCGGATGCACGCTTGCCGTGGGCCTCGGCTGCGACCGGGATGGTCAGGAACTTGGTCGGGCCGCTGCCGGTGCTGGAATTGTTGCGCCCTGGTTTGATCTGCCCGCCATAGATGCGCTGCTTGATTCCCACATGGCTGATCCAGACGATCACCAGCTTTCCGTCCTGCTTCCAGTGCGTGGCCCGTGCTGCCTGGGCGTAGAAGTTGGTTCGCTTCCCTCCCAGCTTGTTGGGGTTGGCCCTGTTGTATCGGAACAGGTGGTTGCGGACGTGGGTTTGCACTGCTCGTCCAAGGGCCGGGCGCACCTTGTCCATCTGCAGGCTGTTGATCATGGCCTGCAGTGGCTTGGTCGCGTAGTCCTTGACGGTGATCTTCATTCGTCGTCGTCGTCTTCCTCGATTGTGGGGTCGGTCCCCATGAGTCTCTGCGCGGCCAGTGTAATCATGGCTCGCATGTGGGCGGCAATCTCAATCGGCGGCTCCCCGCTCTCCTTCATGTCCTGAAGGGTCTCTGTGAACTCGACCACGGTGACGGTGAAAAACGATTTCAGCACCTCCTCCGGTGTCTCCCCTCCGAACATGAGAACTTGCTTCAGGTAGCGGTCGACGTTGCCCCGCGTAAACCAGGCGGTGCCTTCGAAGTCCTCCGACTCGCTGAATAGGATCGGGGTCAGGGTTGCCATCTGCTTGTCGATCCAGGCCTCCAGCTCGTCCTCACTGGTTCCGTCGTCGTCCCACCATTCGATGAACTCCGCGATGAACTGCTGCACGATGCCGCGCACGTTGCTGAAGTTGCCCAGGCTGTTCTCTCCGTTGGCCTGCGCGATGGCTTGCTTCAGGAATTCGTCGTCTTGTTCTTGTGGTGTGCTCATGCGTTCAGTCGTTGAAGATTACCGCCTCGACAATGATCGGGTTGCCAGTCGACACGATGCCGGTGTGCTTCTGCACCTTCTTGATCACGTAGCGGGTGTTTGCCGGGAGCAGCACTTCGCCTTCGTTGCTATAAGCACTGATTTTCTTGACATAGGCCCCCTTCGCTCCCTTGCCCGCGGTCAGTTTCCAATGCACCGTGCCGCTCCATACGTTCTCGCTCATGCTGGTCGAGCTGAGTGCTGTTTCAACGAGCACCTGGCCAGGCTTCAAGTTGAGTGCCGCTTGCTGA